AAATATGATTTTTTAATGTTTGATTACTTGTGAAGCATCTATTACAGGCCTCACATTTAAATTTTGAAATTTTTATTGGATTTATTACTAAACAGGGTACTTTTTTTGACATGTGTCTTTTTAATCCTCCATTAGTAGTGAATGATTTATTACAAATAAGGCAATTATATGACATATTAAGTTTTAATTTACTTTTTTCTTTATGTTTTTAAGAGAAAAGTAAATCTTTTCTTTATTTATTATTTGTATATACAATCTAATATTTAATATATTTAACTATTGTAAAAGTTCATATGAGAAAAGTAAAAGAGAAAAGTAAACCAAAGTTGAAAAAAACAGAATCTAAAAATTTGCTCTCAAAAAAAAATTTCAATAAAATTTTATCCCAAAAATTATATATAAAGAGGAAGTAGGATAAAATAATTATTTAAAAATAATAGTATATTAAAAACATTATTGCTTTATTGTTGATTTATTATACTCTTGGTTTAAATAATCCGCCCATGGACTAGGATCATCATAATCACCCAATGGTTTAGATATAACTAAATATTTACTGCGATCAGAATTAAATCCACAATACCAATCTTTCCATTCAATATAATTCTGCTCATAATATAAGAAAATAAATCGAATTGCTTCTTTTTGATTATCATATGTATATTCTTCTTTATACAAAATATCATAAATACTATTAATAATATTCTCATCAATAGGACTCATTAATATATTTTCTCCACATGGTAAAATTTTTACTAAATAATCAGTATTGGGTATCCAAATGCATTTACAATGCGATGGCCGCCTGTTAGCATACTCTTCAGCCATTTTTTTTACTTGATCTTTAATATAGCTTATAATATGCAATTTTAAATGAGTATCCATTTTTATATATTTTATAATAAAAAATATATAAATTCAAATATAAGCCTTTTTTTTTAATAAAAGATTTGACAAAGTCAAAACTTTACCCAAAAATACTCTGTCCCTTTGATCTCCAAAACGTGTTTTATATAAATGATATGATTTCTCATCAAAAGTCATTAATTTTTTAATATTATTACAAGTAATCTCTTATTATCAGAATAATCTGCAAGAAATGGGGCATGAAGTTTATATAAAAGCATTTGATTTACCCTTTTAGGGGCTTTAGTTTCAATAAATTTTTTAATATATTTTACTTTTTTCTTGTTGTAGATTGGCTTCAAAATAATATCTTTTACATTTATTTTTTTATATATATCAAAAAAATATATATCTATTTATATAACTCATTCCATAGAGATCGGTTTAAAAAGTTAATCAAAAAAATATTAATGGCACAGATACAAGCAAAATTATCTAATGAAGAATTGGCTATTAGATCTAAGGAAGAATTAATTGAATTAATAAATTTATTATATTGTAAAATTGAAGAGAAGCCAAAAACCAGCGAGGCTCAATTAAAAGCAATGAAAAATTATTATAAAAAAAAATCAGATTCTGTTTGTGAAACACAAAAAAAATATTATGAAAGAATGAAACAAAATCCAGAATGGGTTGAAAAAAAAAATAAAATTAGTATTGAAAGATATCATAGAAAAAAATTACTTATGCAAAACTCTTTTTAAAAAATAAGCCTTTTTTTAAAAAGTGAAATAGTATAAAAATACAATTAAATAAATAAAATTATTATTTGTTCTTATATATATAAGAAGCAAAAAACTTTGCATTTTTACTTAAAAAGGCATTATTTACGGTTATCCGAAAATAATGAATTTAATTGCTTTTTTGAAAACTCACACAAAAATTAATAATGAATTTATAGACGATTTTTTTGGACTATATGAATCTAAAGATAAATATAATTTTTCAATAAATATTGATGCGATTGCTAAATGGTTAAATATGACTATTGGTCATATTAAAGAAACTTTAGTATATTCTTACAAAGAAAAAATTGATTACAAAATAATAAAAGGGACAAGTAATGGCATGAAAGGAAAGCCAAAAGATACAATTTTATTAACACCAAAATGTTTTAAATTAATGGCAATGCAAAGTAAAACAAAAAAAGCAAGTCAAGTTAGGGAATATTATTATGAACTTGAAGAATTTATAGATCAGTATAAAGAGTATATAATTAAAGGACTTGAAGATAAAATTAAACAACTTGAAAATAATCAAAAACCTAAAATAAATCCATCAAAGGGTGTGATTTATATTTTAAAAACTGATGATGGTATCGGACATTATAAAATAGGTAAAACTAAAAATTTAAAGCAAAGATTAAGGCAGTATAATGGTAATAAAAAAGATGATATTATTCCTTTATATGTATATGAAACTGGTAATATTGATGAGGTTGAAAGATGTGTTAAATCTTATGCTAAACAATTTCAATATAGAAAATATAAAGAAATTTATAAAGCTGATATAAATACATTAAAAAGTTTAATAAATGATTGTGGAGAATTTAATGAAAAGACTAATTTAAAAATAAAATGGAAATCTAATAAGAACGGCGGAAATCATTATATTGCTATTTTTAGAGATTAATAAATTCATTATGTATATTTATGCAATAGCATATATTTATTTATTATTTTTAGAATATTTAATTAATTTAATTGTTGTTGTTTTGTCCAAGAATAGTTCCTTAAATAAAGATCTATAGATAATATTTTATTATTAATAATATTTAATAATATAATATTTAATAATATAATCTTTTAAAAGAGAATGCCATCTGATCCAAAACAAGGACAACTTGCCTCACTCATAATTTCAATTATTATTTTAATAATTGTAATTATTTTAATAGTTATTGTTTGCTGTAATTATAATTGTAATCAAATGAATCAGCCACCGGCTGTGCATGATCCATTATTAGTAGCTTATAGATATATAAATGGATTTAGGGACGGACCACATGGTGCACAAAGAAATAATAAATTTGCAAATACACCAAACCAGCCTGGTAACTATATGGGAAAATGTACAGGGTTGACCTGCACTGTAGGGTCTGTGCCGGGCGTGTGTATAGATGGAAGATGTGTAGTATAAATTCAATATATTAATTACATCTTAAAATTATGTAATTAATAATTGTTGCTGTTTTTTGGCCAAAAATTATATATAAAGAGGAAGTAGGATAAAATGATTTAAAAAATTGCAAACTTTTTTTAACGTAAAAAATGATACTCTTCAACAAAACTTAATGTCAAAAAAATTATATATAATCTTTTAAAAAAAGCTTTACCTAAATAATTTTCCATTTTATTATATTTATAAATATATATATAATCTTTTAAAAAAAGCTTTACCTAAATAATCTTTTAAAAGAGAATGCCATCTGATCCAAAACAGGGGCAACTTGCCTCACTTATAATTTCAATTATGTTTTTAGATTTAATTTAAATCTAAAGGATTATAGTAATTATTTTAATAGTTATTATATGCTGCAATATGTATAATACTAATAACACTAATGCCCAACAGCCGCGCATACAAAATCCACAAGCAGCACTTGCCGCTATATATAAGTATAAAAATAATTTTGCAAATACTCAAGAGTGTAAAACAGTTAAAGGAGCCAATAGGCCAGACTATGTACAATGTATTACTAGTAATAGAATGGATGATGGTATGTGCTATTCTGGAATTTGTTATCCTATTGATTAAATAGTAAATGGCTCAAATTTCAGAATAAAGCAATTACTTTATTCAATAATTGAATTATTATTTTAATATAATTAAATATTTATTTATTATTTTTAGAATATTTAATTAATAGCTTTTCAAATTGATCTAATTGCTGTTGTTTTGCCCAAGAATAATTCCTTAAATAAAGATCTACAGACATCATAATTTTTTTTGATAGTGATTTGACTTTATCAGAGATTTTTAATTTTAATAGATGATTTTTTTTTATTTCATTTATATGCTCATTCTCTTCTGGTTTTATTGTATATAATTTATATATAGTTACATTATGTTTAGATTTTGGCAAAGCTGCATGTGATTTATATCTAACACCGCGGCCAACAATCTGCTTTATTGAATTTTCATTCCATGCAGATTCCATTATTATAATATATCTAGTACCTTTCAAGTCTAAGCCCTCAGATCCAGCCTTGCTTATAAACAATACTTTAATTTTATTAGTATTATACTTTATAACAGCATCTTCTCTCTTCGCCATATTTAAATCTCCTGTTATATGTGCATATGGAATTTTTACTTTATCTAGCCACTTCATTACAGGAACTATTCCCATATTTATAAAATGAGAAAAGATTAAAAATTTTACATTCGGATCTGATTTAATCTTCTTTTTAATCCAATTGACTTTATCTGATTGTCCTTCAATTATATTTGATGCCCTCCTTAATCCATTATAAAACACATGAAGGTTTTTACCATTAAAATCTTTTATTTTACCTGCTTCTCCTTGTTCTATCTTATTATATGTATCTAAATAAGACCCAGTCATAGGGAGAAATACCTCAATGGTTTTTGTACTTGGAAAGTTAGGATCTATCTTTGTAGACTTTTTTAGATAAAAATTAAATATGCCTTTAATATACTTTTTAAATTTTGTCCTATCTCTATCGCCTATCATAGAATTGAAAAGATCTTGCGACATTGGAGCATCTTTAGCGGCCAAAGATATTAAATTAATAATATCAGAAGAATAATTAATTAATGGCGTCGCAGTTAATAATAACACCCTATGTGCCTTTTTAGTATATTTGTTTATTGCATTAAATCTTGAGCCATTTAATGTCCTTAAATTATGGGCCTCATCTACTATAAGTAGTGAATGTGAGGGATTAGCGGCCTTGCCAGATTCTATTGCATTTGTTATTCCTTGAATAGTATAAAATATATAATTATTATCAATTTGCTTTTGGGTCAATCCATATTGAATTGCTTGTTTTATAAAGTTTTTTTGTAGAGATGTTGGGGTTACTACTATTATATTTTTTATTATATTCTTTTTTAATAAACATTGAGATGCTGATACTGCGGCAAGAGTTTTGCCAGTCCCAACTGAGTGTACAGCAATAACTCCATGAGTGCGGACTAATTGATTAGATACAGATAGTTGATGTCGCTTTAATCTTAATTTAGTATCTTTATACAATATATCTTCGCAAATATTTTGTTGCTCCATAGTATATCTTTGTAAATAAATTGTAATAAAAAAATAATAAAATTACACTTTTTTGTTTATTGCAATTTATTTACACCATACCATTCCCCAATGCACTTTTGGAGTAGAATTTGATAATATATTTTCTGCAGATTCTCGATTATAGTATTGGGTACTATCTGGCACAAATGTATAATTATCTTCATATTGGATATAATATTCAGTAAATCCTAAAATTGATAAATAATTTATACATTGATATGCAATATCTACTAATTCGGATGCCCATTCAAAACATAATAAATCAACTTTTTGTGATAATGATGAAATGCATTCATATTCACCGCCCTCAACATCTATTTTAATTAATTTTGGCAATCCATATATTTCTATTAATTTATCTATAGATATTGTTTTACATATAGTTTCTGTATATTTTATTCCATAAAATCTTGATTTTATATCTGTTAGCCATTCTTTATTTATTGTCGATAAAGTATCAAACTCCGATTCATAAAAAATAATATCATCTTTGCTTGTACAAACTGCAAAATTAAGTAATATTATTTTATCATTTATACAATTATTAGTTAATTTAGTATATGTATTTAATGATGCTTCTATTGCAATAATTTTATCACAATTTTCTATATTGGATAATGACCAATTTCCTATATTTGCACCAATATCAAAATACATTTTTTCTTCTTATATTATTAGTATTAAATAATATACTAATAATAGTTTATTCTTTAATACTAATGATAGAAGAGTAACTTTTTTTAGATAAAAATGTTAGATGGAAAATCTAGATTTATTCCATTATTTAAAAGTGGAATACTATATATTTCAGAATCATATTGAAATATATTGGGTAGGTTGGCCAATTGCTCTTCTATTTTATCACCATTACGCGTTTGTCGATTAGATGGTAATATTTCATCATTACATTTTTTTTTGTATGATGGCGTATATGCACCATCATCGCTGGCATATACTCTTTTTTTTGATCCAATTGGCCTACCTGCTTTTGATCTCCTATCCACTTTTAGTCTCCTATCTACTTTTAGTCTCCTATCCACTATTAGTTTTTTAGTCTTAGCCTTAGCTTTACTATTAATAGCCTTACTATTTGGTAATATTGGCCCAAAAAAGAACTCATGCATTAATTTATATAATTTATTTGCAAAATTATTATAATTACCATCTCCGCCACCAGTTTTAAATGCATAACCCATTCTTTCATAATTTTCTATCCCAATAATAATAAGAAATATGAAAAATAGCATTTTTCTTTTATTTGTAAAAAGTATTGCTATTATACATTTTATACTAAGGCCATTTGCATTTGCATCTATTTTTGTTGTTGCATTTGCATCTATTTCCGTTGTTGCATTTGCATCTATTTCCGTTGCTGCATTTGTATCTATTTTTGTTGTTGCATTTGCATCTATACTACTAATAATATAATTAAATATATTGGTAAGTGCATCGCTAGTTTTGGGATTATCTCTTTTTATATCTTTATCTAAATTCATTTCATCATCTACAAATATATTATGCATTTTAAATAAATCTAATATAATAACCAATCCTGTAATAAAAATGTCTCTTTGCTGTTCTATATCTCTATTATAAAGTATAGATTTTTCTATAGCACTTTGGAGTATTATTTTATCATCTTTTGGTATTGTATAATTGCCAACTATCTTATTTATTGATAATTTTGTTACACCCAAAAGTTTAATATTTTCAGGGTTTAAAAATGCGCTACTTGATAATCCAAACATTTTATTATAATATTAATTATATATTTATTTATCAAATATATTTATTTATCAAATATATTTATTTAATTACATTATTATTTATAGCTATATGCTCTAAATTAAATATGGCGGCATCTCTTATATTTATTAAATTTTCTCTTTCTTTAAAGATTTCTATTAATTCTGGATTTGTATCTAAATGAAAAATACAATTTGCTGTATATTCTATGGCAGATTTTAATTTTAAAAATTTGTTAATTTCTTTTGGAATTATTAATTTGCAGCCTGTTGAAAAGCTTAATGGTAGGCATGCAGATATTGCCAAATTTTGCATTTGATTTATAGAATTGTGTGTATTATTTGGGATATAGCAAATATAATTTGTTGATGTTAATAATTTAAACATCTCCATTGCTGAAATATTTTCAAATAAATATATATTTGGCAAATTTATTGTATTATTTATAGTTCTATTAATTATATATATATCAAAATCGGATATATTTGATATATATGCATTTATATCTGATAAATAATGTGGTATACTACTATTTCCAAGAAATGTTATAATTGGTCTATTATTTTTTTTTATGCTTTCGATTTTAGTCTCATAATTAATATATTCAAAAATTGGAAAAGCATAAGTATTATCTATATCATTAAATGGGGCAATTGGAATATGATATTCTATTAAGGGCCTTCTATTTTTATTCATATGATCTATACATACAACATTGCGAGTAATATAAGAATCTGGAAATGATATATCATCATCTGTCAAAAGTAATACAAAAAGATAATAATTTAATTCATCATATGGTGGTAAAGTTTCTAAAGAATTAAATTTATATTTTGCTCTATATACATCTAACCAGCTGTTATCATTTATTTTATTTATAATAGTTACATCTATATTATATTTATTGCAAAAATCAAGTATAAAACCAAACATTTCATAATGAAAGGGAAACCCATTATATACTAGTATTTCTTTTCTTTTTATAGGAATTATAATATCTTGGCCCCACCCCTGATCTAAATCTAGTCTAGTAACAATTAATTTATTACTAACAATTAATTGATTAATATCTGTTAATTGATTACTATCTATTTTAAAATTAAATTTATCACCCCATAATGGATATTGTTTATTTAATAAATTATGTCCTAATATTAAATTTGTTTCTGATAAGTTAATTATTTTTGAATTTTGATCAGAGGATCCAACAAAAATATAATTATTATTTATTGGAATTGTAAAATATAAATCATTTATATTTGTATTATTTGGATAATCTAAATCTAAAATTGGATAGCTTTTTGTAATGGGATTTGTAATGGCATTTGCAAATAATTTTTTATTTATATATGTAATTTCCATTACTTCTGGTAGTTTTAAATTACTAATATTTATACTGCTGCTATAATTATTACCATGTATATGTATAGCATAATGTGTATTTGCTAATTTTTTTAACATATTACATCTATAAATATCAAAAGGCCAATGTATTTCCATAACAATTTGACTAAATTTATTTAATTCTTCTTTTGTCATAGCATCAATCCAATTAAATTCAGAGCCTTCAATGTCCATTTTTAAAAATATATTATTATAATCTTTAATATACTCTTTTAAATTTGTTGTATTTGATGTAGTTATATATCCGATATTTTTATTTACCCATTCTATCTTGCATTTGCATTGTGGAAAATGTTCTATAGTGCCATCAAAGGCAATACATTTAATATTTTTATATTTGTCTAAAAATGCCTCTTCAAATCTTATATCATTAGCAATTCCACATGATATAAATAGATCGTAATTTAGATCGTAATTTAGATCGTAATTTAGATTGTAATTTAGATCGTAATTTAGATCGTAATTTAGATCGTAATTTAGATCGTAATTTACTGCACTATCTGCTATGATATAGCCACCATCACAATTAGGTCCAATTCTAATTAATTTATTAGGTATTTCATATATAGATAATACAGTATGATCAAATTGATGTAATTCATCTATATTATAATGATTCCATTCAGTTTTATTATGATATGGTATTATTTTATATTTATAGTAATGTTTAAAAATTATTTTATCATTATCTACAATATTGGCATATTCTTCACCCCCTTTTACTTCACTATATAATTTGATATTATGAGTATCGCTATTTTGTATAATATTATATAATTGATTACACCAATAATGATAGTCATTTAATAAAATAGTATAATCTGTATTATACGCATCATATAATGCTTTTTGTATTATATGATGTTTTGGAGATGCTCCCAATATACCTTGAAATATAGAATTAGCTGTATATGATGAATTGACTGATATAAAATTATAATCTTTTATAATATTAGAAATATTTTCATATATCATAGCATCTGAATCCATAAAAAATCCACCCTTTAAATATATATAATAATATCTAAATAGGTCAGCCCTATGTGCTCCCGATGCAATAGAATTATATTTTTCTATAATTAATGGAAATTCACTACATTTATTATTTTGAAAAAAATCAATTACAGCACTATCATCATAAAATTTATACTCCCAATGATTTCCTAATTTATCTTTTATTATATCAATAATGTATTGCTCTGGATAGGATTTATTTGTCTGAAAGAATATTGGAGTTATTTTTGCTTTTATATTATCTAAAAATGCACTCATATATTGTAGATTAAGTGCACAATATTGCCCTCTTGAAAAGAGATGAATTGCTGTATCACTATTAATATTATGATCATTATTTACTGCATATTGTTTTAATATTTTATTATTATAGCAATTATATTTAAATGCATTATATACCATATATGGTTGATATGGTCTATCATATAAATGATTTGGCATCTTTTGAATATCTTCTATAATGGCCCCAAATAGATTTTTTATAGTTTCGCAATTATTAAATAATAATATTCCACTAGTAAATGCAGATTTATCACTATAATTATCCGTATTATTACCAAATAAGGTATTTCCCCAATAGTCTAATGGGTCATCAATATTGCCTTCTTCTAAAGTATATAAAATATCATCTTTAATGATAGAGAATATTGAATTTATATCTCCCTTTACTATAATATCAGCATCGAGGCATAATATTTTAGTATATGTAGATGTGCATATACTCGACAAATTAAATAAGTCTAATCTTGCCTTACACGCTTTATCAATGGTGTTATAAGTATCATTAATCTCAAAAATTATTTTATTATCATTATATATCGAATTTTGTTTTATCATATCCATAAATTCAGTAGATGTATATATTATTATATTTGTGTTATCATCCAAACATCCATAAAAAAATATACTTTCTAATAATAAATATGCCATTTCAACATATTTTTCTTGGTTAAAAATACAAATAAAAATGCAATTCATCTTAAAAAAAATAATATATATTAATCTATATATTTATAATTTAATTATATATTACTTGTTTCAATAAGATTAAAATTAAAATATTTTAGCATAATATTATATTCATTTTCATATCCCGCTCCTTGCTGTTTTTTAATTATAAATAGACATTTATTTTCTTCATCATAAATATGATGATCGTTTACATTATTACAGTTTATAATAATTATCATAAAGCAGGTAATATTATATCTTTTTTTGATATGTGTTAGCTTATCGATATAATTATAATAATTAGGACAATTATTATCAGTAATAAATAATAAGCATGTTGTTTCATTATATTTAGTAAATGCTGCATTAAATTTTTTAATTTTACCCTTCATTGAATTATAAATAGTTTCATTTAAAATATCATTATTATAAAAAATGCATATTGATTCCCAATTGGCCAAGTTTCCATCATTACTATCATTTTTTAAATAATTTTGATTAAATAATAAATTATTTTTATTATGATTGATTTTCATATGTGTTATATTAGTATATTTTAATAGTGCGGAAATTCCTTCATTAATTTTATTTGTATTCTGTACATAAAATAATTCTGTCTTTTTTGCATTTTTATTAAATAGTACTATATCAGATAGATAATATTCAAATTTTTCATTTATTAATCTTAATGCCGTTTCAAAGTCCACATATATAAAATCGAGAGGAGAGCTTAGTTTTCGCAAATTAAATTTAGTCAAAAAATTTCCAGAATTAGAATTTGCTCCAATACTAAAAATACAATTTATTTTATATTTTTCAATTGTTTTTTTCACTACACTACATATAATACCTTCATTTTCAATCATTTCATTGAGTCCAATATCGCTGTTGAGTCCAATATCGCTGTTGAGTCTAATATCGCTGTTGAGTCCAATATCGCTGTTGAGTCCAATATCGCTGTTGAGTCCAATATCGCTGTTGAGTCCAATATCGCTGTTGAGTCCAATATCGCTGTTGAGTCCAATATATTTTTCAATTTTTAAATTTTTAAGATCATCAATAGTTTGTTTAACATTTGAATAACCATTTACAATAATATATTTTATATCTTTAAATCTTTCAATTGCATTTAATATATTAATTTTACAGTCTTGATAATTTATAAATACAATTTGTATACTATCTGGCAATATCCCCCAACTACCATTATATGTTACATATTTAATATTAGTAGAATCTTTATTTAAATTTTTATTAAAATTTATACATTCTACATTATTATCTACAGCATATACTTTTGAAAATATTTTAGATAATATTTTAGTTAAATATCCTTTATTTGCTCCAATTTCTGCAATGGAGTATGTAGATTTATTTTTAAAAAAATCATAAATATCATATCTCATTTGCTCAGAGCAGCAGGGATTAATAGCGCCACTATTGCCACTGCCACTATTGCCACTATCGCCCCCTTCAATATTTATTAATTTAAATAGTTTAATATGTATACTCGTTTCTGTCTGTTCTTCAATATCATAGCCATATAAATTAAAATAATTCAATATAGTGGAAGCTGCTTTTATGGTCTCCCCCTCATTACTATTTTTAAAAATAATATTTATTGGTCGGATATTAGACAAATTTAGATCTAATAAAATATCACAATCATTAACATATAAATATTCTATAAAATCTATATTATAATCTTCTATTAATTTATTTAATATTCTGTTTTTTTCTGGCATGCCGCAGGTGAGATAAATTGTATTAGAAGATGTTACCAATTCATCATTAGATGAATTTACTATAATATTAATATGTGATTCATCTGTAAATTTATTTACGAGTATATCTGTAAATGCATCGCCAATGTGTATTATATATTTTAATGGATTTTTATTATAATATATTTTGGAATTTATATCATAATATGTATTATTGCATTTTTTTTCATATATATAATATATATTATCTAGTGATATATTAATATCATCTATAAATGATACAATTTTTCCAAACCAATTTGTACCACCTTGGCCTAAATGGAAATATAATACATTTTCTAAATTGCAAAATATATTAAAATTATCATGTCCAAATATATAATCGCCATGGGATGCATTTGTTAAATGATCTATATTACTAATAATACATTTTTTTTTATATAATTGGAAACAACCTAATACTGCTGGTGGGCTGCAGTGTAGCACATTATTATATATAAAATTTACATTATTTACATCATTTAAAATTTTCCTTTTATCTAAAAATTCAGAAGTTTTTAATAAATTATTTCTAAATGCTCCATATATGCAATTAGAATTTAATTTTTCTTTATATAAAATATCAATAAAATTATTTGGTAAAACTATATCACTATCTATTGTTAAATACCAACTTTCTGGATATTCTTCATATGCCATTTGTTGAGCAAAATTAAGTGCTCCATATTTGTCAAATTGTTTACCATTATTTTTAAAATTATATAATACTACATATACATTATCAAATTTTTTACAAAATTCTACTGTTTGGACATCATCTTCTTGTGTCACTAAATAAATTTTATCAAAATGCAAATAATTTACAGGTAAGGTAAATTGCAGAGTGTCAAAATAATTATAAGATATACATATAGCAACCAATGGAAATTTTGTATTTTTTATAGGAGGATCTCTAACATTATATATTTTTGCTCCATTATGTACTATATGTATATCTTTTATATTGGCTAAAAAAATACCCATAGATTGTAACTTGTAACTAGATTCTACTTGTGGACCTGTTGGAAAGTGATGAATTATTTTATCACTATGAGCATTATGGTCATTATTTACTACATATTGTTTTAATATTTTATTATTAAATTTATTATATTTAAATGCATTATATACTATGTATGGCTGATCATATATATCATGCGGTCTATTTTTAATATCTTCCATAATGATATCAAATAAGTTTTTTATATCTTCACAATTATTAAATAATAATATTCCACTTGTAAAGGCAGATTTATCTGAATAATTATGTATTTCATTACCAAATAGGGTTTTTCCACCATGCCAATCAAAGTCATAATTATCAGTCAAGCTGCCTTCTTCTAAAGTATATAATATATCTTCTTTAATGATGGAAAATACAATATTTATATCCCCTTTTACTAAAATATCCGTATCAAGATATAATATTTTAGTATATGTGGATGTGCATATACTCGGCAAATTAAATAAGTCTAATCTTGCCTTACATGCTTTATCAATGGTGTTATAAGTATCATTAATCTCAAAAATTATTTTATCTCCATTTTCTGTAAATATTGAATTTTGTTTTATCATACCCATAAATTGTGTAGATGTATATATTACTATATTTGTGTCATTATCTAAACACCCATAAAGAAATATACTCTTTAATAATAAATATGCCATTTCGACATATTTTTCTTGGTTAAAAATACAAATAAAAATGCAATTCATCTTAAAAAAAATAGTGTATATATAATAATTTTATTTTTATAATTATATTTTCATTATCTTGAATTTTCATTATCTTGAATTTTCATTATCTTTCTTGAATTTTTAACACTACTTGCTCAATAGTGGCAGCTTTTATATTATTTTTTGATTTTTTTGACTTTTTTGATTTTGATGGCTTTTGTCTCTCCGTAAGTTTTTTGAGATCTGCATTAGAGTAGCAACTTAATATAGCAGTATCTTTTTCAATTAAATCTTCCTTGATTAAATCCACTTTAATTAAATCCTCTTTGATTAAATCCACTTTAATTGAATCCTCTTTGATTAAATCCTCTTTGATTAAATCCTCTTTGATTGAATCCGCTTTAATTGAATCCTCTTTGATTGAATCCTCTTTGATTAAATCCTCTTTGATTGAATCCGCTTTAATTGAATCCTCTTTGATTGAATATACCAATATATCAGATATGTCAATTGCTAATGGATTAATAGTTGCATAAACTTCAGTTTGATTAGAATTTTTTGCATTAAACTGTGTCATAAATCCCCTTGAAATTAATATATTAATTTTAGATAGCTCATCTAATACACCATCATAATCTATCGTTTTAGATTTAATCATATTAAATAATGTTAATAGCCTATCTCCTATTTCCCATATTTTTTTAGATATTTGATCATATTCACTATCTAATATGGATGTTTGCTTTAACAAATTTGTTGTAACCTGAAAAGTTAGCCATGCATCATCATCTTCCTCATCTCCCTCTTTTTGCATATTTTTAAATTGGTTTACCATATTATTATATTTTATGAGCAATGGAGCAATTCTATTTAAAAGTGTTTGGCTATTTATTTCTATATGGTCTATATTAACTAATCTTTTTTTCTTGGTTTCAGTTATACATCTTTGAGTATTTTTCTCTGCTATTTCTTTATTTCTTTGCAATTGGGCATTTACTAATTCTGTATTAGTACCATGCCGCTCATGCTTTTTATTAGTTCTAGCTTTTGCATTTACCATTTGGGCCCTATGTACAGTAGGTTCAGAACGGTCCTTAGAATACATTGCTGACATATAGTCTGAAATAAATTCAAATTCAACTCCTTTTGTAGGAATTGGTACAATATTTCCAAGTTCAATATTTTTTTTATAATTATCATGCTGTACTGGAGTTAACATAATAATTATCTTTTTAGTTAAATCATAGGGTTTGGAGAAATATACTATTGCATTTTCTAGACCCATACGAATTTCATTACATTTATCAGCACTTTCTAATTTTGGCAAAAACGCCGATAAGTCTTTAGACATAAATATATTATTAGGCGACTCTAATGCTATCCTAACAATAAGATCAATTAGATGGGATTTCAGTAATTTAGCCCGTTTTATACAAGATTCACTATAAAATGCTTTTTGCTCCATAATTATTATATAATATATTTATATATAGTACTTATCAAATATCATAATTAAACTGATAATTTAAACACTTGACTACTAATATGTCCATATGTAGTAATATCTTTTAACCCTAATAGCTTACATACCTGTAGATATAGCCTATTTTCTTTATCTACCTCAATATAGGTTAATTCATTATTAGGGGTTAACTGTACATATTCATAAAAATATAGAAAAATAGATAATATTATATCTTTTTTTCTATATTTTTCTTTTATTGATATAGATACTTCAATCCCATAATGATTTTTTTCAATCTTTATTGCTCCAATCTTTTTAGTTAAATGTAATATGCTTAGAGCCTTTTGAAAAAAGGCTTCACCCAAAAGATCCTTTTTATCATTTTTAGACTTTAATTCTTTTAGTTGAACGCGTATATCTATTTTTTCACTACTATGATATTTATATACTGCAATTTGATTTAATACCATTTTTGTATGTATTGGGCATATATATTCTTTATTTTCATATATATTAGTAAACCATACAACATCATTATCATCTATACTAAATTCACATACTATCATAGACATCATAGATGCTAATTCTCCCATTTTATTAATAATTTTATTAATTTCAGTTTTAATCTTTATAGGGTATGCATTTAACGCATCTATAGATATTATTTTTTGAGTGTCTTTAGGGGGGTAGTCTTTAGAGAGGTAGTATTTAGTAATTGAGACACCATTCATTAATATTTTATATATCAAAATATTAATAATAATTTGTTTTTTTATATTTTGGGGCAATTCCATCACTTGTGTATCTAATGGGAGAGATTTAAATCTTTCTTCTGAAGATATTTTATTAGTAAGTTTTTGTAATTCTGTATCATATATTGCAAAATTTTGACCTAATTTAAAACGCATAGAAGATATTGGCTTAACTAATTCTTTAATAAGATTATTAGAATAAGTATTACCTCTAAGCGATATTGTGGAGTTTTGTAAAGTGGGATTTAGCATAGTGGGGTTTTGGGTAAAGCCTTTTTTTAAAAGGCTTCTCCACACAAAAGTATCTCTAATTTGTGGATTCTTTCCTTCAACAATGGTTCTAAATGCAACAATTCCCAAATATTTAAATCCATTACCCTCTAATACAAAGTTAGCCTCTTTTCGCATTCTACCATCTGGAATATATGCCAAAATATATCCTCCAGACTTCACAGCCATTGCTGCTCTCTTAAACATAGGCTTATAAAAATGATTATACCAATCATTAATATTTTTATAGTTTGTTGTAGATGTCAACTCTCCTTCATATAATTCTTTATCATAAAATGGAGGACTTAAAAATGCAACATCAAATTTTTTATGCAAATTCTGCCCATCATATTCATCTTTATTAAAAATTTTTGATTTTTCAAAAGGTGCACAAAATACTTTCCAATCTATTTGGGCATTAGGGATATTATTATAAATATTAGTATATACATCTTGTAATTTATCATTTGTATCCCAACCTCTATAAAATTTAACTCCTGCAATAGAAGCAGCAATTAGACGATCTCCCCAGCCTGCAGTGCAATCAAGTAAACTTGTTGCTTTAAAGTATGAAAATAAAAATACTCCAAGAGATACATTAAATATATTACACCCTCTTGCTCCATTATATACCATTTCTCTTAAAGCTTTTACATCACTGCCCCTTGATAGAAATTCACCCTTTTGCACCTCCCATATTGCGTATGGAGATTTTTCATTTCTTTCAGCACATTGTATTCTTATATGTTCAACAAAGTGATCAACTATACTATCTGCATTATCATAATCTTCTGGAAATGTCCTATCTACTGTAGCTATATATTTATTTACTGTTGCTCGCATTATATTATTACTTGTACTACCACTGCTATCTGCACTTGTACTACCACTGCTATCTGCACTTGTACCACCACTGCTATCTGCACTCGTACTGTTATCTAATATAGTAATCTGACAGCTTGTTTTATAAAATTCAATTAGATTATTATACATAATAAGGAAACTTGGTATATAATATCTCCTATATGGAAAATTATCTTCTAATGCTGAATCCCAATTACCTAATTGTAGTTTATTATGTGGTCGAATAGGAGAAAGTTGTATTTTATCAAAATGATCAGCATATTCGTATATATCATATTTTATACCATTAATTGAATGTTTTTTATCTGTTAATTGAAATCCTAAATTAGTATATAATGCAATTGCTGCAATATTATGTGATAATATCATTACTGTATGAAGTTGTGATGGAATAATGCTAAATAATAGAATATGTGCAAACATTGCAATGCCATTTTTTCTAAATTCTGGAAGAATAAAACATTGTATTATACAAGTAAATGATTCAAAACTAATACATTCAATATATCCAATTACATCCGTATTTAATAATATTGCATATTTAAATTTTTCACTCTCATCTATGTTAAAATATACAAATTGTTTGCAATCTGTTATTAATTTGACCATATCATAAAATATATTTTTTTGAGCTCTATTACAAAATTTTAATGGTTGTAAATATATTTGAGAATATAAAATATTATCATTTGTGACATAATTAAAATATACAGGCATATTTATACCTCTTTCTGTTATATCATTTGATACACTATCATCACATTTAGTAATGGCGGAATTATTAAATGTAAAATTATGTAGCCCTACAGTTTCAAATAAATGCTTATTTTGTTTACAAAAATGAAATATATCTGAATATAGTTTATTTTCATTATCGCTTTTACCCTTATAGTAAATTCTTAATATTTTATTATAATAGTGTGAAAATATAGATATATCCATTTTTTTTAACTCAAATTGAGTTAAAAAAGTCTATGCAATGGTATTTTTTGTGAACTTTTTTTTTAAAAAAGTCTATGCAATGGTATTTTTTGTGAACTTTTTTTTTAAAAAAGTCTATGCAATGGTATTTTTTGTGAACTTTTTTTTAAAAAAGTCTTTTATATTTGAATATTATTATATATAAGTATATTTTTAAAACTTAAAAAGAAATGAGGCTATTTTTAAATAAAACTGAGGTATTTAATAAGCATTTAAATGGCATTGGGAGGGAATTATTTGCCACTATTTCTGATGATATATTATTTTATAAAAATCACTATTATGGATCAAAATATAATATGCGAGAACATCTGCCTGAGGTAATGAGACATATTATAAATACTATTTTTCAAAGAAGTTATGTCTATATATTTTCTCCAGATGTTGTAGATTGGTATTTGTCAAAATTGGGAATTCTTTGCTTTTTTAATGGATTAATATTTCAAAAAGAAGAAAATGGAAAACATATAACTATACCAGCTAATGTAATTAAGGAATTAGGCTTAGTATATATTTTAGACCCAAATTGTGGCCACATAGATGACAGTATAATAATAAAAGAAGATATTATAGAGTATGTAAATTCTCTAAAAACAATACATTCAAGAAAGATATGGAAGGCAATTGAAAAGGTATTATCTGGAAATATTACCTCATTAGTAAGGGGCCATCATTTAGAAGTTGAATTAGAGCACATATTTTCTAATAATAGAGTGCAGTCTATAATTGGCAAAAATTGTAATCAATTTGCTGATATAATGGCATTGTGCGGCAAATCTGATATACTTAAATATACAAAATATTATATGAAATTTGGAGACGCTGTTGAGCAATGTTGGATACAATATGATATTGATGGCAATAGATATGTAAGATTTTCAGATACATTCAATGATAAGATGTTTTTAGCAATACAAGAGCATGACTTTATTGGATCTGATTGTATGGATTATGAATGGTTTTGCTTAGGCAATGGTTTAGGCAATGGCTTAGGCAATGGCTTAGGCAATAGTGACCTTAGTACCAATTACACTTCTGTAACTAATTGCACTTCCGTAACTAATTGCACTTCTGTAACTAATTGCACTTCTGTAATTTCTGTAATTAATAAATCATACATAATAGAATTTATGGAAACTATGGGATTAAGTGAGTATACTATGCTAGAAATAAAAACATTTACAGGAGTAACTTATATATCCAATAGCACAATTTTGTTGCAATTTGAAAAGTATCTAAATGAGCATTATCGTATATTTGCACCATTACCATTGAGCAAAAGAACTGAGTGTCCAATTACAAATAAGCTATTACAAAAGCAGTTTTGTATACTCACCACATTAGATATTACAACTGCTGAATACATTATGAGTATACTAAGTGTGCAAAGGGTATTATTTTACCCTTACTATCATAATCACAATTTATTTGTTAGTATATTTCATATATTAGCACAAAGAAATAGATTTGATATACTAATGCTAATTATTAAAAAATTGGCAAATAAAAAATGGTGGAAATGTAAAAAAGCATATAAATGGGTAAGACAATTTTTTGGCAATGGCTTCATTAATGAAAATACAACTCATTATGATGATGAAATGTATTATTCATATCAGTATGGTAATATGTGTGTATTGACTACATTAATTGAATCAGAATCTATCTCAGATAATGAATTAATTCATATGCATGATGCATTACTTAATTGTGGCATTGTATTAGAAATGGAGGCTGTGGAGTTACAATCTTTTGATTATGATGACTATAGTGGTGATCATTACAGATCATTAACTGATATCGCAAAATATATAATAACTAATAGGCCTAGATATGTGGCATATTTGGCCTGTATGGGTATATCAGAATTTAGCTATACTACACCACTATTGAGACAAAATACAGATAATTATAAATTTATATATGATAGATCAATTCCATTATTCTTCACTAAAGACATATATAGAATGCAATCTTATGAAATGCGTATTATATACAGACAAGAATATAATTCTATTTTTACTATTTATACAATGATTTATAATAGGCTTATTGCAAATGCTAGTTTTATTGATGTATTTTATAATAAAGATCTATTTATTCTTATTATATCTTATCTATTAGATGAATATTATTATTCTCTATTTATGAAGGATTTTATAATGGATAATGCTGATGAGGCGGTAGGGGCTAATTAACAAAATAAAGATTATATTAAATATATATGAATAATATATATACTTTGGCCTTTTACAAATGTTACTATTTTTATATATTACAATATTTTTTTTTATAAATTGTATTATGTGCTATAGTTGCTATATAAATAAACTAGCACCAATTAATAAAATTATAGATTGCAAAAAAATATATAATATATTTAATACATTTTCAATAATTGAAGAGGATTTAGTTTATAGCAATGCTAATAATTTAGTTTATAGCAATGCTAATAATTTAGTTTATAGCAATGCTAATAATTTAGTTTATAGCAATACTAATGATTTAGTTTATAGCAATGCTAATAATTTATTACATACCTTTGCAATCTTTGATGAGCACTTTAAATATTCAAATGAGGGTATAGCCCAATTATTAGAACTATCTTCTAAATATAATTCTAATTTTTGTATTATACATAATCAGTGTAACTTATATGATAATTTTAGATTAAAAATAGATTATACACTATTATATATGGAAAAATTATATAACTGTAAAATTGATACAAATAGAATATTAGATAATGATTATATAACATATGGAAAATTTCCATATTATTGCTCATTATACCAAAATGGGATATATACAAAAATAAAAATTAATAATTATTAAAAAATATTTTAATATGGAAAATTCAGAAACTGCATTGCTTATAATATCAATTATTATTTTAGTTTTATTAATTATTGTAATAGTTATAATAATATGCTGTAATAATAACCAATCTCCATCTAAAAATAAATTTTGCGTCGATCCATGTTGTAACGTACCAAATGATGCTGGTAAATCGTGTACATTTACTGCAAATGGTATGAAAGAAAGTGGTATTTGCGTTAATGGGCATTGTCAATCTAATTGGTAGAGTATATTATTAAAATCGAATAATATCATTATTATTATTATCTATAATATAATGATTAGCCTCTTTATGAATTTTATCTTTAAAGATTAATTTATTTTCAAAATATTGATATAATAGTATATCATATACTGTATATTGAAATGGTTTAAAATATTTATCTGTTGATGTGACTATTGGCATTTCCATATTATAAAAATACTTTACCATTAAAAAATCTACAGCAAATGGTGATTGCTTTTCTGTCTTATATACATATATAAAATTATTATTAATAGCATAGTTGGTATATTTATTCTTCTGTTCTATAAATTCATCAAAGGGGATAAAAAAGATAGAATCATATACAGAATATTTATTTATATTAATATTTCTTATATCTATAATTTTATTTATAATGAGCTTAATAGCAGCTGTGGCGGCTAAAATAGATAAAAAAATATATACTAATAGTTTTGACATTGCTTATATAATATACTAATAAATATTTAAATAAATTATCAAATTTGAATATTAGTTTCACTTTTTATATAAAATTAAAAGATTGTTTTGGTAAAGCTTTTTTAAAAGATTAATTATGGACAAATTACAAGATGCAAATATAGATAGAATTAATATTAGTAGATTAATTAACTTGACCAAAAGGGAGAAATATTTTTTAAAGAATGCTATTTATTGCAATGGGTGCTGTAAAAAATCATATAATTATTATGGTAATGTAGAGAATGTACAATCTTACTTACAAGAGAATTTAGTTGGAGAAAATGATGATAAATTTATAAAAATATTAATTAAAATTATTAATAAGGTTGGTAAATGCTATCCAAATAAAAATCATATTTGGATATCAATTAGAGCAAATAATTCATATATCTGGAAAAATGCAAGATGGCATTGGGATGGTAATTATTATGACCATAAGTATGACAATGACCATAAGTATGAAATACATTCTAAATTCATCGCCACATTATGCGGCCCTCAAACATTTGGAATAAATGCAACTCAATCAGATAAAGAATACTATAAAATATTACGTGAGCAAAAATTTGCAGGAATAATTACTGAAGAAGAATTTGGGCAAAAATTAGCAGATCAATTTTCTCCAAAAAAAATAAATATAAATTATTCTATTATAAAGGTGGGAAAAAATAATAATTCTGACGAATGTCGGCAAATTCATAGTGAGCCTGTAAATATAATTCCAGATAAAAGAAGAGTATTTATTTCAATATTATATGGAAGTGAGGAGGAAATATCCTCAATGAATAAATAATAAATATTAAATAATATTAAATATAATGATTTATTTTTTTGTATTATTTATTCTTTTAATTTTAGCTGCATTAGTAATTGCATTAGTATTTAATAATTCAATTACGTTATCAGTATGTAATAATTTTCCAATTTCAAAAATACATGGCGGTGCTACTGAATATAATTATTGATCAGCTATTACAATTAAATGAAACTGATGCATATATTAAATCCAATGAATTTAATATATTTAATGTATTAGCACCATTGCCAAAATTATTTTTTATGCTAGTAAATCACATATACTAAGTTCGCATTTTCCATTGTCACCATCAATTGAACAGGCTTGCCCATCGGGCACTCCAGTACAATAAGCACCAGCACCATTGCCAAAATTATTTTTATTACCATTTCCAATAAGACCTTTATTATATAAACCAGCTGCAGCCAATGCTTTTTGATTTTGTGTTAGTGATGTTGCAGTATTGTTATTGTTATAGCATAATACTACTACAATCACTAATATAATTACAATCACTAATATAATTATTGAAATAATTAATGACCCTGTATTCATATTACACCCACTAGTTGGCATTTTTTAAAATTACTATTTAATTAAAAATTAAGATTATATATTTATATAATTATTTTAATATATTATTTTATTAAAAAGCTAATTCATTGCCACATTATGTGGCCCTCAAACATTTGGAATAAATGCAACTCAAGCGGATAGGCAATTTTATAAAATATTACGTGATCAAAAATTTGCAGGAACTATCACAGAAGAAGAATTTGGGCAAAAATTGGCAGATCAATTTTCTCCAAAAAAAATAAATATAAATTATTCTATTATAAAGGTGGGAAAAAATAATAATTCTGATGAATGTCGGCAAATTCATAGTGAGCCTGTAAATATAATTCCAGATAAAAGAAGAGTATTTATTTCAATATTATATGGAAGTGAGGAGGAAATATCCTCAATGAATAAATAATAAATATTAAATAATATTAAATATAATGATTTATTTTTTTGTATTATTTATTCTTTTAATTTTAGCTGCATTAGTAATTGCATTAGTATTTAATAATTCAATTACGTTATCAGTATGTAATAATTTTCCAATTTCAAAAATACATGGCGGTGCTACTGAATATAATTATGCAGAGGGTTTAGATATATTTAATAAAATCAGGCAATTAGTTAATAATATGATAAATAGTATTTCTGAAAAAGAATTATTTGATAAATGTATAGAATATAAAGGAGTTAGTAAATTATTAAAAAATATATTAATATTAAAAAAGATAGATCCATATGGTGTATATTTAGAATTAGGTAGTATTGAAATGACCCCTTCAGATATGAGGCCTTTTATATCATACTATGAGCCCTTTCTTACCCATTGTACATTTGATCAAATAATGGATGAATATGATAGATTTAAAGAAACTAAACAGTCATATTTAATATATTGGATAAATTTATTAAATATATTTAGAATATTAATTAGGTTTAATTATGATAATATGCTACATGGAAATTACTTAGACAGTAATAATGAATGCAATTTTATGGCATTAGTTGATATATTTATTATAGCATTAAATTGTGAATATAGTGATATATTAATTGCATATAAAAAATATATTGAATATATTATATGTGCGAATAAAACTATTATAGAGGAGGATCCTCAACATAAAGGGTATACAGATTATCGTATAATTATTGATCAACTATTACAATTAAATGAAACTGATGCATATTTATTATTATCTGCAAATAGTATATCTGAAACTAGATATGGTATTTTTGAAGGAACTAAATTTTTAATATCATCAAGTAATCCATATAAAATAGCTGATGAAGTATATTCAGATATTGTTCCATATATATATCATGATTTATATTTTCATGGAGGTTATATAAGAAAATCAGCTTTAATGCCTGAAAATGAAATAGAATTTAGAGAATTATATAGGCTAAGTATAGAGTATAACTATCCAAATATATTTAAATTAATTTTTGAAATATTTCATGAAAGTGGTAGCAGAAATGCAGAATTACCATATTCAAAATATTTATTTATATGCAATTGTTTATCATTAATATTATTTTGTGATTTTGTAAATACTAATAGTAGTGAATATGCTGAAAATGTAAATAACGAGCATATACATTCTATCTATGAAACACTATCTTTTATAAAAGATACTACTGATTTAAATTCAAATGCTTTAGATTTATCTGAATTTTTATTTAACTGTGGATATATAAGTAAAGACTCACATGATAAATTAGATATGTACATAATAGGTGATGAAGATAGTTCTATATATGTTAACTATAGATATAGAAATTTTATAATAAAAAAAAGGAATTTTGCTAGAGAAAATAGAGGTGGAATAAGCAAAACAATAAGTTTATTACGTTATAAATATCGACCTATTAGCAAGTTATATGACTATATTATAAATGATATAGATGAAGAAAGGGAGCAAAAAAGATTACCTTATCAGAGAGTAGCTTTTTTAAAAGAGTTATTATTTGACTATAACTAAGTTAATATAACTAAGTTAATAAATTTTCTCAAAAAAATAATAATTCTAATGAATGCCGGCAAATTCATAGTGAGCCTGTAAATATAATTCCAGATAAAAGAAGAGTATTTATTTCAATATTATATGGAAGTGAGGAGAAAATATCCTCAATGGATAAATAATAATTTTTATTAAATAATAATCTTTATTAAATAATAATCTTTATTAAATAATAATTTTAATTAAATTGCCATCTTTAATAACTAAATATCCGCTATTATCAATTTTATCTATAGTGTCAAACATTTTATAAAATGACACTTCTTTAAATGCTAAGAATTTTATAATGTATAAAATAATATATATATTTATTTTTTTTATAAAAATTGGAATAATACCCATTTTAAAATTATTATTTAAGGCATTTGCAACGCCTCTATCTAATAAAAAGGTTTCATCATATTCAGAATGAATTTTATATATATTATAGTCTGTAATTGTTTTAAAAATAGAATATGGCAAACGGATTAAAATATTTGTATTATTTATGCAAATAGATTTTATTGCATTTATGACTTTCAGTATACTATATTTTACAATTTTTTTTAATTTTTTTAAATAGCTCGACTCGGGCTGAATAGTAATTTTGGAACATAATTCATCTATAAGTCTAATTGCTACAACATATATGCAATTTAATATAAATCTTGATGTATAACTAAATAAATCAGATATAAATATTAATAAATAATTATATAATTTTCTCATAGTTTTTAATCTAAGATATATATCATTATCATAATTTAATATTATTGAAGTATATGATAGTATCATACGCTTTGCCGTATCAAAATTAAATCTTTTATATCGCAATCGCTTATTTGTAAAAATTGGCAATGGCATATCTTGTAATATTTTATTAAATGATCTACATAATATAATATTAGTAGTTACAGCCTCCTCTGTATTTATAGTAAATTCTCCTAAATTAGTTGTATGTATATATCTATAAACCTCCTCCATACTATTTTATTTATATATTTATAAATTTATATAATCAAATATATTTTATGGCATTTCAACATCTTCGACATCATCTTCATCTTCATCATTCTTTTTATTTATACTCAATGCTTGTTCAATATCTAAATCTTTAACATTTTTTGATATATTTAATATATTATCTAAGTCACCCATTGCTTTTTTTAATGTATCATCTATTTTTGGAATGTTATCTTTATTAGTGCAAATATATGGACTATCAATTGGAATATTAATATTTTTTTGAAGTAATTCTATTTTATTCTTTCTATATTTATACCTAATGGCGCAAAAACAATTGTAGCAATGATTTGCTACAAATAAAATTAATGATTTATTAAATTTCTCTTCATCTATATTAGGCTCATTATAAATAGTACTTACTAAATTTTGACACTTTTCACAAAAAATAACTTCTTTGTCCTTCCTTTCTGCTTCATTGTCATCTCCATTTTCTGCTTCTTTGTTTTCTTCATCTTCATTACCATCTCCATTTTCTGCACCTTCATTGTCATCTCCATTTTCTGCACCTTTATTGCCATCTGCTTCTTCATTGTCATCTCCATTTTCATTGCCATCTCCATCTTCATTGCCATCTCCATTGCCATCTGCTTTATTGCCATCTCTATTGCCATCTCCATTATCATCTGCTTCATTGCCATCTCCATTATCATCTGCTTCATTGCCATCTCTATTGCCATCTGCTTCTTCATTGCCATCTGCATTTTCATTTTTAATAATTGATGGAATAATAGAATCCATAATATTTATTATTTTAGTTGCAGTGGTATTAATATCATAAATTTTTGAGTCTTCAGTTGAAAGATCTATTTTTTTTATAAAAATATTATATGAATCATCTAATAATTTTAGAGTTTTAATTGAATGGATTGCATCTAATCTATCTTTAGCTGATTTTGAAAGCCCAATATTTTGCTTCCAGCAATCAATTGAATCTATATATGTAATTCCTACTTGCATTAAAGTAGATTGTACTTTAAGTGCATCCTCTCTATTATTAGATACAAATGCAACAGCATCTATATCTTTATATAAAACGACCCAAACTTTCAATAAATCAGATGTTTTTGAAGTTTTAAAACATTGTACTATAAAAGTTACTAAATGATATGCACTTGTTATTTCTTCAATATCAGAAATTGAATAGTATGTTCCAACATATCCAACATTATCAGATAATACATATAAATATGGAGGTAACTGATTGGTTACTTGTGGTTCTGTACTTGTTTGTGGTTCTGTGCCTTGCTGTTGCAACTCAGCACCTAATTGAGTTTTAATTTCAGTTTGTGTAGTGGTAGTTGTTTTAGTAGTGGTTTCTACACTAACTACATTGTATTTAATACTACTATCACTCATATTTTTTACTATAAAGACTTTTTATATAATAATATTATTATTTTTTAATTAAAAAAAATAATGATAGAATATAATTATTCAAATTTTTTCCATGTAATTAAACAGGTCCTGCAGCAAATATTTATAATATTTAATTCATTTAAAATATCTTCAGTATCTATATTTATTTCTGGATCTATTAATGTATTTGTTAATTTTTCAATAGAAGATTTTGAACCCTCTTCTATTTTAAGAATATCTTTAATTTTAGCACTTCTTAAAATATTATATATTGCACGAGTAGCATTTCCAATAGGAAATCCACAAGTTTTACATCTAGGATTACCAATACTATAAAAATCTTCAGACATTTTATAAAATTATTATTATATATATTTACTATATTATAATTCAATTATGATTTTTAATTATTTCCAATAATTCTGTTTTATTCTTTTTTGAAATCCCTTTAATCCCTAATTGCTTACAATGCTCTTTTAATTGCACCAATGATGATGCCATACTAATTTCAGACTTAGTAGCGGGCTCAGCCTTGATTTCAGATTTAGTAGCGGACTCAGCCTTGATTTCAGATTTAACTGTGGGTTCGGCCTTAGTTTCAGATTTAACTGTGGATTCGGCCTTAGTTTCAGATTTAACTGTGGGTTCGGCCTTGGTTTCAGATTTAGATAAAACAATTTTTATTTTTTTTGATTCTTCAGCATTGCTAGGCTTTACTCTACTAGCTTTTTTTGGAAGTTTAATAGTTAATTTATCTTCTTCTGCCATATTTTATTATATAATAAATGCTTTTTAATGTTTAATTATTTTTTTTGCCAAATATTTAAAAAAAAATAATCTTTTTTTATAATGATTTAACTATAGTTAAAATAATCTTTTTTTTATGATGATTTAACTATAGTTAAAAGAATCTTTTTTGTGAACTTTTTTTTTAAAAAAGTCTTATTTAATTCTATCTTTTGGATCTTTATAGCTTATTCCAATATATTTAATTAGATCTTTTTCAGTTTTTATTTTTTTCTTTGCAATGGATTTACCTGTTTTTTTATTCCATAACCCATATTGATTTAATAGCCATCCTTTATTTTTAGCATATGCTCTAGTTCTTATATTATATTTTTTATTACCTGTATAATGAAATAGCATATATGGCAATTCAGTTTTTTTACATATAAAAATATCTATTAAATATGAATTATTATCTAATGTAAAAATATATTTTTGGTGGCGATTACCGCCTTCAACAAAAATTATATTAAGATTACATTGTAGCTTAAACTTCTTATTATTAGTAAGAAGAAGTAAATCAATATCGGTATTTTGTTTTTCTTTTCGCCGTATACTGCCCACTGGAATAATTGTATTTTTTATATTTTTTTTTAATATATTTATAATATCTATACTTTTTTTATATGTAGATTTTATTGGATTATATTTTATATATATTTGTGATATATTTGGCAATGTTGGTAATTTTTTGCTTTTTATATGATTTAACAAATCTTTTCTCGTTCGATATCCCATATTATATAATTTTTTTGATAAAATATATCCTTTATTTCCATAATGTATATATTTATATAAATTTTCCATAATGAATATATTTTAATAAATTAATTTATATAAATTAATTAATTATCAATTTCATCATATTTATTAGATATCTCATCATTAAATGCACCTTCATCCATATATCTTGAACCATATGACTCATTTGGGTCCATAGTTCCATATTCTGTAATACTTGGTGAAATTGCAAAATGAGAACTTTTTAATATATTTCTATTTTGGGTAAATTCTCTATTAATTTGTAATCTAATAATTCTTAAAATATTTGAAATAAAAAACATATTTCTTACTATATTTGTATTAAATCTAGTATATCCTATATGGGATATTATTTTCTTTAAATTATTACCATTAAGCAATTTTGTATCAGAAAAAATACCATAAATATAAGTCTTTAGCGCATTAGCTTCAAGATTATTACTATCATAATCTTGCAAATATGACATTATTACGGATGGACCCTCTTGAAGTGCTGTATAAGAGTAAGTATCCTTAGGATATGTCATTAATCTAACTTTTGCGGCATCCTTATCACTAAATCGAGATTTATATTGATAATTATCTAATTTATTATACTCTGCAATTCTTGATATTAATGATGAATCTATTCTTGTTCGAATTCCATTAACAATTGACTTAACCTCCATTTTAGACGTATATATAGTAGAACCAGAACTACTAGAACTACTAGAACTACTAGAACTACCTTTTCCTATTATGGTATTTAATATATATATTTTATATATATCGTCCATAATATCTCGCCTACCCATAAGCGTAAGATCTTTACTGGGTATATATGTACTTAATAGACTTGTAATATCTCTTTCATCAGCTATATGAGCTAATGGCTGTATATATGTATTTAAAAATGTAGATATAGTAGTATTATTATGTTCAGGCATTCTATCAAATATTTTAATTATATCTTTTATATTTTCTATATAATCCATACCTCCTCTTTTTAGTATAGCACCATCTAGAAATTGAGGACCTTGTTTATTCTCATATGGAGATATAGCAACATTTTGAAGTAAACATTTATTAAATAATTGATCAGATAAAAATTTAGGCCTACCCATTCCTAATGAATTATCTCCAGAAAATATATTATATAATAGATTTGGCCCTACTAATGGGGATATAGAAAACTCATACAAATCAAAATGCATAAATGGATCTTTAAGAAGATTTAAAAATGTATAGATAGTGCGCTTATTTGGGTGAATACCCTTTAATTCTTTATTTAGATGTGCTGTTGTCATTCCATACATTGAAGCCGTCATAGATTCAAAAGTATATGCATAATTATAAATATTGGCTAGTGGGATATCTTGCATAAGTGCATGGATATTAATTGGATTTATACCTGAATCAATAATTACTTGCATTCTTTCATTTTTTCTAGACATTTTATTCATTTTATTATCATAAAAAACTGAACATATTTTTGAAATAGAATTATCTTGATAAGAATCTTCTAATATTTGCAATATTTGCTCCTTTTTTGGATCCTTATTTAATGAATATACTGAATTTTTTGTATTTATATTAAAATCATCATTACCTATTAATTTAACACTAGAATTTGTATCATATGCAACAATTGATTTATATCCATGAATATTTACTACAAATCTTAATCCAGTTACTAATCTATTAATAAATTGTAAATATTTAGCCTCTTCTATTTGATTATCTGATGAAGAAGAATTATGGTGATTTAATAGCGTTTTAACTCCAGGAATTTGATCAAAAGTAATTGCCGAATTTTTGCCAAATAATTGTCTGATACCATATAACATTTTAAAATTACTAGTCCCCAAACTATATCCACCAAATAAAGTATGCGATGGTCCTTCATCATTTTCAGATGATAGTGGTTTATTATTATTTAAAAACCAAAATGATAATGAAAGCGGCATAAATTGATCATTATTATTTCTAGCTTTATAATGCTCAATAGACCCATCAAATGTTTCAAAATATACTGGAGTATCACCCAATTCTTTTAAAACTTCATCCGCACAAGATAATATAGTATATGAATGGGCAATTATTGAGTCTAAAATAGATGTTATTTTCATTTTAAATTCTTCAGAAGAATCATTTTTGCTAGTAAATTTATGTAGTCCCTCAACTGATAAAAATCCATTTAATTTATTGGCATTTGCATCTGTAATTTTTAAAAAATGACAATTTCTATAACCCTTGCTTAATCCATCAAGTAGTGGTGTCTTAGTTGGATATGATATTAATTTTAATCCATATCCCCTTGTACCCCTAGTACAAGATATTTTAACATCATCATCCTTTTTAATTCTATGCTTTACTATATTATCTATGTTAATATCTTGACTACCTATATATGGTATTACACTACTTATATCATCATAATTACTTGAAGGCGTTAGAGGTATAATAGCAAGTAGAGAATTAATGCTTGCGTATGTTCTTTTAGACTCGTTACTATCTATAGGTGGTGAATATACAAAATTATTATTTTTACCATTTAATAAATTACAATAAATACTCCGACCAATATAATATTTATACATAACTTGATATGTATGAAGTTCATATCTAACCTCATTTACTCTAACATCAGTTAATCCAGTACATGAATTAATAAAATTAGCAAAATCACACTGATTATATCTACTAAGATTAATATTAGTTTTTTGTATAATATTTTTAAAAAATTCTGATTTTTGTATAATAAAATCAAATATTTTTATAAATGACGGTAAATTAGCCTTATAAGATTCCTTCATATATAGAGGAACATCAGTTAATGTATTTAATAAATGTATATTTATATTATTTCTAGAATCAATATCTTTACTAATTCTTTGAAGAATGTATGCCAATGATTGAAAAATAATACTTTCTTCTTTAACATCTCCCCTTAATCCCAATGATTTTTGAAAAAACATTGATTTTTTTGATTTATTTAAATTATCTGCATCATTGTGCCCACTTACATAATCTGTTACATTATTATCCATAGTACCTGTTCTGATCATATCAGGAAATCCTAAATTTGGAGAAGATGTTATCTTACTAGCAATACCATTAACAAAAGAATTTAATAAATTCTTGTATATCTTATTTCCAGTTGATGGGTCTATAAAAGATGTTAAATATCTGCTTAAAATTTGATTAAAAATAAACATTAAACTATTATGATTAGCAGATAAACACTTATCATCATATAATGGTAATCTGCTATATTCTCTAGCATTAGAAGTTATTGAAGTACTTGGCCATTGTATTAAATGTCTATAATTTGAATCTCTATCCTTTGGAGATTTTGCAATTAATATATTTAATTTATAATTAATATCATTACTTGGAAAGATAGGCTCACTTGTATAATTATTACATATACCCATATTATAAGAATAATTATTAGTACTTCTGGATGTATGTTTTGGATATGATAATTCATTCAAATCTTCTATACCATAATATATATCATTTTCATCTATTGCTGATGTCTTAGATAATACTTTTTTACAGAGTGTACGCATTTCAGCAGCTATATTGCTCTTATCAACATCCTCTCTATATGCACTCCATTGTATATATTCGCCAATATCTGAAAATGTAGAATCATTTTGACTATATAATGCAATAGCATTATATATATAAAATAATGGATTATATATAGTGGTAGTAGAGGTATTAGATGCCAAATTTTGCACTAACTGTTCTTTATCACTATACATACAATATTTAATACCGCCACCATTATTATCAAAATTTCTTGGAATATTTTTCAATTTATATTTTTTAATATTATTATATGGCATTTTTTTAGAAAAATCATAAAATATTAAATTACTAAGTGTGCTACCATACCATTCAAATCTTTTATTATATTGACTAGTACTATCTATTTTATAAGATGTATTATATTTTGTATTATCTGTTATATATTTTGATAAAGGGTTGTCTTTAGTATGTTTTTCCTTATTTTTATTTTCTAAATTTTCTGCTAAATATAGTTCCATATTTCTATAACTTGAAAATTCATAATTAGATAAATTTTCAAAAGAAACAAGTGTATCTCTAGTAAGATTTGAAAAGATATTACTAGTTTTTTCTGAAATGCTATCCGCATTATTTTTTGAAAATGAATTTTCATAGTACATATCTACTGTGCTATTAAATAATTTATTAAATTTATCTTCCATAAAATATATACTTCCTCTATATTCAATGCTTTCAAATTTTTTAATTATTTCTGGTTTCATAAATGGTCTAAAATATTCTATATAATATTTTAAATCAGTAATAATTCCATTTACTGTATTTTCTAATTTTTTAAAATTTAATTGTAATTTTATATTTTCATTTTGTATTTTATTAAATGTTATATCAATTAACCCATTAGAATCAACTACTAAAGAAAATATTTTTTCTAGTAAAGTTTCCATAATTTTTTGATAATTAACGCTCACTCTTGCCATCATTCTTAGATATAATAAATATAGCTTTGCATTAGTATCGTCATTTGTAATTATAGCCTTTGATGTATAACCTACTGTGTCACCATCTATATAATTAGATATAGTATATAGATTCTCTATATTTGGGTTAAAGTCTAAGCTATCTTTTTGTATCAGTTCGGATGGATTAAAATATTTTTCAGGCTCTGATACATTTTGAAAAAGTGAAATTGTGCTTGTGCTATTGCTAGATTTATTTAAAAAATAAATTCCTATATTACGAATAGATAGTACATTATATGAAAGATGGTAGGCTGATCTATTTGATGCATTATCACTTAGTTGCTTATAATTAACATTATCATTTATATGTCTATTTAGGGTGCCTTTATAATTATCTGTATCCGATATTTTAAAATTATTAGATTTCTTTCTATTTTTTGTATATAAATTATTTATATCTTCTACAACATTATCACCACATTCTACTTCATATGGAAGTCCTAAGTTTATATCTTCTATTTTAGCAAATATTGAAGATCCTCTAAAAATGGGCTCATCTCTATAAATATTATCAATTAAATATTTTCTTTCTTCAGTAGAAAAATTATCGCTATATACATTAAAATAATACTTTAAACAATTGTCATCCATCGCATCCATAAAGAGTGCAGAACTACTTGTAGTATCATATGTAAATGCCGTATATGTTTTAGAAGAATATTCAATTTTTGAATTACTAGTCTCCTTTTTACAATAGCTTAATATAATTTTGTTTAATGCATCCATACATCTTTTTTCAATATTAAAAGGGTCCATATTGTCAATTGTTGTATTATAATCATTAATAAGTTTCTCTATAGCACCTAATACATTAAGCCCTGTTATAATAGTTTCATTAAATAATAGTGCCTTATCATCCTTAAGATCTAAATTACCAGTGCTTTGTATTAATTGAAATACTATACTAATTTTTTCTTTATTTGTCTTAGCTCTTTTAATAGAATCATCGGCTTGATGTACTAGAATTGTATAGGATTGTATATTTTGAATTTTAGAGCTTTCAAAAAATGAATCTAATTTTATTCTAAAATTTTTAAGCATGTCTAAATGTGGGATACTAGACATATCATTTATTGATGGAGTTTCTGCACTAAATGGAGTATATTCTTTTCCAGTTAATAAGTTTGTTTTTTTATCACCATTATCCTTATCATAATCAACAATTTTAACACTATCATTTACAATAGATTTATATATATCACTAGGTGCCATAGTATTGACCTCAAATTCATTCTCATCAGGTAATATTGAATAATTTGTATTATTTATTTTAATATTATTTAATGTATTATTTTGTTTAGTCATTTCAACCCAAGTGCTATAGTCCTCTTTTTTAATTAACCCATATTTTCTATTAATATCAATTACTATATCTTGTATAACTGAGGTTATTATATCTTCAGATTTATTTTGTTTAACATAGTAATTATAAATATTATTTACCTCTTCTACCATCTTATGTAGTTCAGAATCTGAATAATCACCACTATCTGGATTACTTGATTTTCTAAAAATAAGTAAAAATAATTGAGTAAATATTCCATCCAAATCTGGTAAAAATGAAATATTATTAGAATTATTAGTATCAAATCCTAAAATTTCTCTATAGAATTCAATTAATCTTGGAAGTTTAAAATATAAAGGAAGTGCTTCTCTTATAATCTCGAGATTATCTTCAGGAGATACCGGGTTTTCAATTCCATCTCCGCCTCGCTTTACCCCATTTCCGCCTAAAATCATTCTTGTATTAGTAATCCAATGTTTAGGTGGAACCATTTCTAACATATCATAAGACCCAACAACAGTCATTATTTTTCCCGCCATAGCTTTAATCATCAAATGAAAAAATTTATCCTCAATTTCATAATTATTCAAACATTGAGAATTCTTTCCAATATCACCCAAATTATTGGCATTTCCTGTAAAATATACATTATATGGATAAATATTTTTACCATCATTATCTGGATATAATTCTTTAGATGTATAATAGTCATCTTTTGTTAACTTATTGAATTTATATCCATCTTTAGCTGTAATTCTAATAGAATCTTTTGGTATATATAATCTTAGTGCACTCTGTTTTAAATAATTAAATAATATTTTATAAATTTGTGAAGGTGACATAAAAATTTTTGTACTCAAATCTGTATTTCCAAATTTATTACCAATTCTAATAAATGTATTTATAATATTTTTTAATGCTTGAAAGTGGTCAATGGTGTTATCTATTCCCTTTTTCATAGTATTAATATTATTATTAATATTTGAATAATTTTCAAAATTTCTGCCAAATAATGGATCACCAAAATGAAAATCTGTTTCAGAATCATGTGGATCTAAAGTTTTATTTATTTGTTCATAATAATGGTCTTTACTAATATTTTGATTATATATTTTATTTTCTATACTATCATTATATTTTAATATAGCTACATCTCTACTTGAATGCGATGTTGTTGTTATTTCAATACCCACTCCTGGCAGCTGCTCAAATGCATGTATTAGAGAATCTCCAGTTGATTCATTATACCATCTTGCAATTACCTGTGTCTCATCTAACATAGATTTAATTTCTTTTACTGCATCAATATTAGAAGTAATTGCTGGGGTAAATTCTTTAAGATATAAATCTAAAGCCTGCAATGCTTTATAAAATTTAATTTTAATATTATATTCATTATCAATCCATTTACGAACATCATCTTTATATTTTTGGATACCTTTAGTTAATTCATTTCCCTCTTCTGTAAAATCTTTAATAAATTTTTTTATATCTATAGTGTAATCCCTTTCAAGTTCATAAAGTCTTTTTGCTATAGAATTTCCAAGCATATTATTATAATCTTCGCCGAAAATATCATATTCCTTTGAATATATTTTCAAGTTATTTCTAATACTAGCAAGATAGTAATAATAATTAAATGTATTAATAATTTCATTTAACGTAAGACTAGTTTTTGCAATTAATGGTGTATCAATTTCATAGTTAAGTTTTGTATCATAACTACCCCCTTTGCTACCACCAACCATAGTATTATCATCACCATCATCATTACCATCATTACCATCATTACCACTACTACTATTACTTATTGTCGAATTTTGTGGATTGTTAATAGCTTTTGAGTATGTATTATCATAAGTACCAATATCCGATAAGCCATTATTATTTTTTATAACTGTCGAAGAATAATACTCAATAATTTTTTCAATCCTTAATACAATATCTTTAATTTTAGAAAACATAGAAGATGAACTATTATATACTGACATAGAAGAAATTTGGTCACAAATATTGGAAATCATTTTTAATTTATTTATATACTGCTCTTTTATTTCTTTAGCCTGAACAGTATCAATCCCATGTGTAATTACAATTTCTATAGTAATAGAATCATTTTCTGAACTACCATTATGGTCTTGTAAGTGTCTCATTGCATCTCTTAATAATTCAGTTTTGCTCGTTAATGGAATTGATTTTCCCAATTCTTTACATATTGCAAGAATGGCCTCTAATAGTTCTGTATAGTGTTTGTCCAACCTAACTACAAAATCTTTATTAATAACAGATCTTGTCCCAATTACTCTTTGTGCTCTACTTCTCATTGAAGATTGCATTGGCATTCCAAAATCATCTTCATCTTGTCCAGAAAATTTAAATCTTCTCCCTCCTTGACGAGTTCCACCATATACATTTTGCTTACGGCTATTAAATCCTTGTTTTAATATTTCAGTCGCTTCAATAAATTTTTCTAATTGAGTAGGGCTCATCTTTCCCTGTTCAACAATATCACTTAATTTTTTTTCAAATTCTTGAAATGAGTGACTATTTATATAGTCATTCATTGATTTACCAACTACTTTTAATGCCTTATGTGCTCTATTTAGAATAGTAGTTGTAGTTCCTACTCCAGTTAATGTAGAAGCAATTGCATCTGACATAGATGATGAGCCAGGAGTAAGTCCAATCTTTTTTATTAGTGCAGAATCTTTAGAATGTTCATCTAATGCATACTTTAGGGCTTCAGATGCTGGCTCTAAATGCACATGTAATAGATTTTCTAATACCATCTTTTTTTGATCCTTTTCACCCTTTGCCTTCATATATATGTCATTTAATGGTCTAATTTCTCGATCTACAAAACTATTATCTGCCGATTTAATATGCTTTTGCATCATATCATACATATTAGCCATTACCTGATCCATTAAATTTATAGCATGTAGGGAATTTTTAACAGATCCAATAACTCCTAAAAATTCAGTATTGACTCCTTGACTTAAGCTATGAGTAATTTCTCCAACTGAGCGACAAATTTCCACTGGAGATCCCGACATATTAATAAAATTCTTTCCTAATGAGCCACCAAATTCATTATTTAGTACCTTTGCAACACTTCTGCATACTTTTACATGTGTTTTAGCATTTGCGGCAAACGTTTTTCCTTTTTTTGGATTTGGGATCTCTTTATTTAAATCTTTTATAATTTTATCTAAATCATCATCTTCGGGGTCAACATTTATACCAACACCTTTCATTGCACGAGCAATTTTTCTAATAGTATTTTCTTTTGTTTTGCCCGCAATAGAATTTTCATAATTTTTTAATGTTGATAAATTATCAACATCAATATCATTACCTCCTCCTCTTATTCCACTACTTGTCTGATTCTTTAATACATGATATATGTCGCCACCTTCTGCAGGTTTTGGCGGTGGTTCATGAGATGACTTTACTCCCATTATTCCAAATTAAGTGATAAAATTATTTTTTGCAAAAAACAATAATTAAATTGTTTTTTTTTGTAAAAAAATTATATTATATATTAATCTATATTTTAAATAAAAAAAAATATATTTCAAAATTATATAGATAGTCTAAATTAAATTATTTTTTTTAATACAAATATATAAATTATAATTAATTATATAATTATAAATATATAATTTAATTAAAATTGTAAAAATGGCAAATCAATATTGTAAAATAACCTCATGGATCGAACATAATAAGAAACATGGAGATTCTGAATATGCAAAAGCAATATCAGATCTCTGTTTAGAATCTTATTTTAATCCTAGTAAATATAATGGTTTAACATTTTTATATCAAACTAATAAAACAATTAAAGAAAAGTTTATTGATGCCAAATTTAAATCTGCGGCGCGTACACTTTGTAATGAATTTAAAAGACATATTCTTCCTGATGTATTTCTTTCATGTGAAGATTTTAATACAAAAGATGTTGGTAATATATTAGGAGAAAAATATATAGTTAAATCATGTACAAAAGATACTGTAACTTTTACAAATGGTATGGAAATTCATGCACTTGAGAATAATAGCTTTGAGCCATTATCCGAAAATTTAAAAGATATTATTAGAATTTATTATATAGTTAAAGGAGATCCAAATAAAGAAGTAAATGGATCATATAACATTACACACCGCAAAAAACCAAATAAACATTCTTTAAATATAATTGAAGGCGGAGCAGCGACATTAAGACATATGATGAAAATGGGTGCTCAGGAGTCAGATATTAAACGACAGAAAGCCAAAATAGCAAGATATATTATTACTAAAAAAAGATCAGGAAAAAATAGTGTAAATCGTGAAATAAGAAAACATTCAAACAGTCGTATAAAAAGAGGAGGAACTGCAGAAGAATTTTTGCATGTATATGACTTATCTAAACTAAAGGAACATATTGTTACATTATCTATTGAAAATATTAGAAGAAATGGCCCAACTGCATTAAATGTTGGCCTATATATGTTAATCAAAAAATTAAAATCTTTAAAAGCGGCTAATAATAGCCCAGCTGGCATACCACAAGATAGTTCTAGTAGTAGTTCTAGTGCCAGTGCTAATTCTAGCTCTAGTGATAGTTCTAGCTCTATGTTTGAAGATAATATGACACAATCGCCAAGTGAACAATTACCAAGTGAAAAATCAAGTGAACAAGCAGAAGTAGTTTTAGGAGGAAATACAGAATTTTGTAAAAATTTAAAAAACTTAATATTGGCGCAATGGTTAATTAATTCATGCCTAGAAGGAGTTATTCCATATATATATCTTTGTTTATATATACTATATAAATCTGAAATAGCTGATGATGATTTTAAATTATTCATAAATGATTTAATTATAAATATGCTTAAAACTATAGATGGATCAACTATATCAATTTCTATAGATGGAATGGGTCAAGATTATATAGCAAATTTAACTTTAATAAGCCGTACAGAATTTGAGTTTGATAGATCTTCTATTACACAAACAACTTATTATAAAATTTGTGAATTTATCACCAAATTGAAACAATCTGAAATAGAGATTCAGCAAAATTTAATAGGTCAATTTTATAATAGAATTGCTAATTATTCTAATATTTGGAATGGGAATTTTATACCTACATTTGATGGTTCTATTGCAGATTCTATAGTTAGTTGTGGGACATTTTTAAGTCTATGGACTCTTACATTATTTTCATTTTCAATGGATGAAACTGACATACCATCAAAGCTAGAGATGTTAGATAATACATTTTTTAAATTAATTAATGAAAATACTATGGATTTTAATACTGAATATATCTTTGATAAAGAGACTCTAACAAAATTTATAGCAGGCCCAGCTTCTCATATTATCAATACTGATATAGAGGTTGCAATTGGTGAAGCAACGGGAACAGATAATGGTGCTATTATAGATAATTCTGAAACCCAGCAAGTATCTATTGGTATATTTGATTAAAAGACTTTGTCTTTTCGGCCTCCAAAAACTTTACAAAAAAGAATTAATTATATACTTAATATATTAAATTTTTGAGTAGATTCTGTAATTTTAAATCCAATAGCGGTGGCCGTTTTAATAGATGCCATATTTAATTTATCAATATTTGCAAATAATGTTTTATTTGGAAATATACTTTTAAAAAAATGCACTACATGCTTCCCTGCAAAGGTAGATAATTTATTACCTCTATGGTGAGGGGATATAAACCATCTAATTTGGCAACATTTCTGCAGCTTATCTTTACATTCATCTGGAGAAAAATTACCATAAAATGGGCGTATACCAACATAACCAACACATTCCTTATTATATATAATTAACCAATGGTAATAATCTCGGCGCAACATTGATGCATATTTAACTGCATTATTATATATGTCATGAATATATGCAGCATCCCATGGATGCTTATTTGATATATATGTGTATACTTCTGGCATACTACCAATTTTTGCCAAATTTATTAGATCTTCTTCTGTAGCGAGATTTAATGGTCGAATACCTAATTGGTGATTTACAACTGCTGGGAGTGCTAATGCTGGTGCCGATTTTGACTGTGGATTAATTCCCCATATGCCATCAACAATGCCAAAATTTGGTAATATTACGCCATTTAATACCCAATCAAAATATAAAGTATCTTTTTGCGACCTTTCTAATGTCCTGTGCATATCCATCAACCAAACTTTAGAGACATCATCAATAAGTAAATCTAATGTAATTAATTCAAATTCAGCTAATGTATTTGTATTTTTTTTCATTATAGTTTTTGAAATTTCTTCACAGTTGTGAATAATATGATAAATTTGTGTTTTAACATCTTTAGTTAATATTTTTTTTAAAAATTCTGCATCGGGAGGAGTAATTTGTGACTTATCTAAATTTGATATGTGTATGCCAGTATTGTCATAATCTGAATTGGAGTATGGTAGGGCGGAAACTTGCATATTATAATTAGGATTTATAATTGCTTGTACAAATGCATCTGCACCGCTCGCATCTGCACCGCTCGCATCTGCACCGCTCGCATCTGCACCCCTTGCATATATTGCAAGATAGACCTGTAAATTAAATTTTTTACCTTCATATAATAATGGGTTGCTAATATATTGTTCTTGAATTACATCTGCGTCAGACAATGTAGATTTGTCAGACAATGTAGATGCACTAGACTCAGAAATTTTTATACTTTGATTATTTTTTTCAATTAATAATTTACCAGGTGACCACTTAGGAAAATATGGCTTATCTTCAAAATGTTTTTTCATTTTTGCCTTGTTAGAAAATTCTAGTCCTAAATTTGCAATTTCTCCACAAAGAGCTAAATCTTTTTGCGAAGTATTTTCATCTGAAATAGCTCTTTGTGAAAAACTAAAATTTGTGAATTCGCCATTTTCTACATCTGCAATTCGCCATCCATTTTTTATTAATTGTTTTTGGATATGAGAAATTATATCAAAATTATTGGAATTTATATCGCTATTAAAATATGTTAATTTATTACTATCATTCCCTCCAATATACTTAGCCATAGTTTTTAAATCATATTGCTCTGGAAAATTTGAATAATCTATATTTTCATTATAGTATTTATGTGGAGGAATATAGTCATATGGATGGCTATTATGCCTTCTTTTACATATAGTGACTATTAATAATGCAATTAATATTACTAATATTACTAATACAATTAAAAAAAACATTTTTCACTTTTTAAAAAAAAGATATATTATATTATGCAATATATATTTTATTAATAATTTTCAATTTTCCAATAATTTTTTAGATATTTATCTAAAATAATCGCCACCAAATAATGGCAATTATATGAGTATTTTAAAAATACACATATTGAGCTATTATCATTTTTTTTTACAATATTTAATTTAATATCTAATGCTTTCATACTTAAATAATAATATGTATACTCGCCAATTTCTTTAATAGAGTATTCCCATATTATGTTTAGCATAATACCATCTCTTGGGTCTAAATAGTATTCTAATATCCGATTTTGATCTAAATGGTTTTCTAATAGTTGTCTACTATTCTCAATAGCTTTTAATATACTATAATGCTGTATTTTATTTTTTGGACCCTTTGTAGGTTTTAGTACAATAGTGCACTTATTGTCATCATTTAGTGCTGCATTTATTACAATATTATGAATCTCAGAAAAATCGCTCATTTTGTATGTTTGTATATATTAATATTCAAATGTAAGCCTTTTAAAAAAAGGCTTTACCCAATTTTAGTTAAAAAAAAGTCTTTTGGGTGAAGCCTTTTTTTAAAAGGCTCTATATTGGAGTTATATAATTAGTGACTTTATTAACTATAGTTCTAAGGCGAATAGGTATCCTAATTCTTCTTTTTGCTATATATACTGGAGAATTATAAATAATCAATCTATTAATAGTGGCAGTTCCAGTTGCTGTATTTGTATCAGTTACATTAATAGTATATGTCCCATACCATACATTATTAATATTAAAATTATCAGTTATTGTCGTAGTTGTATTTAGGGGCAATTCTAAAGTAATTTTTTTTTCACCGAATGAAAATATGATAATTGCTTCTATTTTTAATATATTTAATATGTCAATTTTAACTATATAAATATTAGTAGTTATTAGAAAAGATTGATTAAATGCTACAAATGGATCTAAATAAAATATATCAGTATTAGATAATACTGTACCAGTTGGATCATTTTGAGAAGTACCCCCTTCTGTTGGAGAATTGCCAACTAATAAGCCATCTGCTGAATTTAAATAGGCATCAAGATTTTGAATACCAGTTTTTGCATTTTTTAAATAAATTCTATCCTCTGTCAATAAATTATGATCTTTATAATAAAATTGTAGAAAATAATTGCCATTAATGGAATTTATAAAATCGCAAATTATATCACAATTGATAATATCGGGCTCAAAATAAATAGGATAGTCTGGATTTCTAAATAATAGAGTTATTGTATTAAAATCTATAATTGGTTCAGTAAATATATATATATTAGTACCTTCTGACATTGGGATTACATTTGTACTATTTGGAGATATTTTATTAGCATCGTATTGTATTTGAAATATAAAATGATGAAGTGATCCTGATATATGCCCTCCACTATATGCCTGAGAGCCTGCCTCTTTTAGTTGAATAGTAATTTGACCACCAAATGGAGTTTGGCTTAAAGGATTATTTAGCCATGGAGAATGTGTGCTTGTAGTATATGCTTGAGATTCAGAAGGAATTTGATTTAATGGCAATACTGGTATTAAATTTTCACCACTATCATTATTCTGAATTAGTGAAATATTGCTAGTATTTAATCTCTGCTCAATAAGTGTATTAATTGGATACCTACCTTCTTTCAAAATAGGAAGCGTAAATGAGCCTAATTCAATTTCTATTACATTACCTAATAATCTCATTGCGCCAATAATTCCTTGATCAACATTTGTTGGCCCTTGAGTTTGTATATTCCATGATAATATACCAAATTCTAATTCACTAGCGGCTGCTTTTGTAAAAGAATCTAATATTAAATAAGAATCAGAAACTCCAAATGTTTGCTGTGAATATGGGCGATTTTGTTCAAAAAACATATATTTATCATTATGCTTATTACCAGTTCCAGAATTTGAACTATTTCGAGAATGTGGGGTTATATCTTCGCTAAAAACCTGAGTTTTTAATAACTCATGCACATTTATTGGAGTATTTCTATTCATTTTTTTACCTTTAGTAAAATACTTATTTTTTTACCTTTAGTAAAATACTTATATATTTTTTTACCTTTAGTAAAATACTTATAAATTTATATACTTATATATTTATATAAATATTTTACTAAAGGTAAAAAAAATATATATTAATATCACCATATTTGAATATAAAAAAAATATAGATATTAAATACAACAAAGAACATGAGAAAATTTACGGATTTTAAAGTTATATTTCGTATACCAGAGAGTCAGATTACTGAGCATGATGCTCAGATTGCTGATGCTCAGATTGCTGATGCTCAGATTGCTGATGCTCAGATTGCTGATGCTCAGATTGCTGATGCTCAGATTGCTGATGCTCAGATTGCTGATGCTCAGATTGCTGATGCTCAGATTGCTGATGATATTAAAGGCATATATAAAAATAGGAGAGGTGTCTGTAAAATTGCGTTTTGCCTATGCCACCACCCCCTCACCAAAAAATTAAATGAGCAAAAAGAATATCGCTCTGCTCTTAATGGTGAGATTGAGATTGCACAGCTTAATACTCAAATAGATAAGCTTATTGCTAAGATTGCTGAGCTTGATGCTCAGATTGCTGAGCATGTTTCTCGGATTGCTGAGTTTCTTAATAGTATTTTTAATCTTAATAATAAAATTAATCAACAAAAAGAACAGATAGATACACTAATTATTAGAATTCATCAACAAAATGATGAAATTGATAATCTTAATGCACGCATTGCTAACCAAACAAGTATTGCCGATGAAAAAAATCAAAGACTTGAGCGTTGCATGCATTATTCTTCAGAGGAAATAGACAAGCTACATAATATTGTACATTCGCTTATAGCAGTAAGCTCAATATTTTTGGGCATTATTGTTTATCTTAGTTATAAGTAGCTACCAATCACCATTGCCCCACCATTCTTTATCTTCGGCATCTTCAAGCTCTTCTCGAAGAAAGCCGTCCATCATTGAGCCGCGGGCAATTATGCCAACAGTAGGGCGGAGTGGATCATTGCGAGTCAATCCTTGAAAAGAATTTTCCTCATCATAGTCAATCATTTGAATATTTTTTTCTTGATAGATAGGAATTGCTGGAGCATAGGGGGCATTTGTATCTGTTATGTTTGCAATATTACCAACAGGTGCATTTATATTTTCATATTTTTTTAAATCTCTATGGCCATTTGCCAATGCATTATTTGTTTCAAGTGTATTATTTAATATTAAATTATTTATTTCTTCAATGGAATCATCTATGCTGCCTACATATTTAGTTGGTATGGGAACCTGTGCTAGTGTTGGTGGGTCTGGTTGCATTGGCATATGCTGTAGATGAGAATTTAGAGATTTGAATGAATTTTTATTATTATAATTATTATTTCTATATATCCACCAAATGCATAATATTAACAATAATATAATTATAATAATTATTAAACAAATAATCATTTTTTTTTAATTCTATATTTGAAATTGTTATATATAATAAATATAATAATATAAAATGAATAATTTTGATTATTATAAAACAATCACAAAAACAGAAATAAAAAAATTTAAAAATGAAAAATTTAATAGCATTTTTGATTTATATTCAATAATATATAAATCAGATGGGCTTTTAGTGCATGGATATATATTACAAAAAAAAGATTTAAAAAAGCCGCGTCCAGTAGTTATTTATTGTCGAGGTGGAAATAGATCATTTGGAGAAAATTCTCCAAAAACTATAAGTTCTAATAAAGAATTACTTGATATTGCAAGTAATGAAATAGCAATTATATTTTATCCAAATTATCGAGGTAGTAGTTTTTCAGAGGGAGTTGATGAATTTGGTGGAAATGATGTTAATGATATTATCAATTTATATCCAATAATACAAAAAATTTGTAAGATAAAAAATCCAAAAATTGTACTTTATGGATGGTCTAGAGGAGGATTAATGGCTATGTTAGTCGCATCTAAAGTAAATTGGGTTAAATCCATAATAATTGGCGGCGCACTGTATAATTTTTCTAGAAATATGAAAGAGAGGCCTGAAATGAAAGAAATGTTTATTAAAGAATTTAAATTTAAAAAAAAAGATTTTATGCAAAGATCGCCAAAATATTTTATGGATAAAATTCCAAAAAATACACCTATATTAATATTACATGGAAGTGCCGATACTAGAGTAAGTGTCTATGATGCATATGAATATGGGCAACACTGCCAAAAATTAAATATACCATATAAATTAATTATATTTCCTAATGGTAATCATGGATTAAATGAATATATAGATGATGTATCAAGAGAAGTTATACAATGGATTAATACAGCATTTAAGTAAATGCAATTTTAATCCATTTTATTTTTTAGTTTTTTTTGCAGCTTTAGGCTTAGTTTCTTTTGTGAGTTTAATTTTTTCTGTAGTGGCAGAAGTAGCTTCCTCAGTGGCAGCTTCCGTAGTGGCGGCTTCAGTAGTGGCGGCTTCCGTAATAGTGGCTTCTATAATGATTTTAGCAGTGGCAGCTTCTGTAGTGGCAGCTTCTGTAGTGGTAGCTTCTGTAGTGGCAGTAGTAGTGTCTTCTGCAGTAGTGGCTTCAGTCATAGCAGCTTCTGTAGTGGCAGTAGTAGTGGCAGCTTCTGTAGTGGCAGTAGTAGTATCTTCTGCAGTGACAGTAGTAGTATCAGTCATAGCAGTAGTGGCTTCAGCAACAGTTTCCGCAACAGTATCCGCAACGGGTTTCACTTCAGTTTCCGCAACGGGTTCCGCAATGGGTTCTTCAGTGGTTTCTGCATTTACCATTACATATTCATCACTAATTGGGTTTTTACGCGCCTTTGCGGCATCGGCTTTAATCTTTCTTTCAGCTTTAGCTGCTAATACTTTATTTTTTTGATTTAGTTTTTTCTGTTCTGCTTTTGTTAACTTTTTTGGATCAACTGCATCGCTCGTTGAGGCTTCTTCACTTGCAGGAGTTGCACTCTTATCACCCGCCGCATCTGCCGCACCAAAATCAGCGCTTAATTTGTCAAACATACCACTTAATGCCGGATTTTTTTCTTTTATATTTTCCATTACTTTATTTAATCCTTCTTCCATAGCCTTCATTTCTTCTTCTGTCATAGGTGTATCATCTTCAAGCTCTTCTTCCTCATCATCACTATTTTCCATATCTGCCTTTTTTCTCTGATTTTCCAATTCTTGAAAGTTTTTATCAACTTGTTGAAATAGAGTCTGCAATTTTGGATTATTTGCTTGCTGTGCTGCAATTTTTCTATAATGTGCAATAATCTTTCTAAATTGCGCTGTTAATGTTGGTGAGGCACGAGTATTTTTACTAACATCAAGGACAAAATTTTCCATAATAATTGTTGGATTATTAGAAGAGATATAATCTTTATAATATCCATTAAAATTTCCTTTAAGTAAATCAACACTTTCTGCAATTTTATTAAATGCTTGTTCACATCTAGGTATTTGCTTCTTAACATCATCAATAGAGCTCATAATAATAGTAACAAATTCATTTACATCAATATCTGGTGAAGATAGTGTATCATAAACTTCATGACTAATTGTATATAATTTATGTAAGATAGTAAGAATAAAATCCTTATTATCTTCTGAAAGCCGATCATCTATATATATCTGTTTAAAATTAAAAATTAAAAATGGTAAAGGTGCAAAATTTAATCCACCTTTTAATAAAAACTTGTCTTTTAATTCATTAATGTCTTCAATAGATTTTTTATGAGGAATTAAATTTTTACATGTTACTATAATTGTATTAATTAGGCTGCACTTTTTAAGCTCTCCATATATTGAATTAAAATTATTTACAATTTCTATAGGCACTTTAGAATAATCTAAAGCAACTATATTCAATTTAGTAACTAATTCATCCCCATTTGATAAAAATTCATCTATACTAGGGGCAGAAAATGCCTCTGTAAATTGTCTTCTTAGGGCAAATAGATACATATCTAAATTATCTTTAAATGTTGAAAAAAAGTCCATAAATTTTACATTATGAAGAATTTCTAATACTTGTAAAAATCTCTTTACATTCTTTTCCAAAAGATTGTATTTTTGATGAGTAATTGAAATAGATGCCCCATCTGTTCCAATTACTCCATGAAACATATCAATAACATCTTTATTTTGTAGTGTGGATTTCACAACCTTAGATTTAATTTTAATTCTGGACATTACTTACTTTTTCTAAAAGATTACAAAGTAATAATATCAAAAATTACTTTTTAGAAAAGATTACAAAGTAATAATATCAAAAAAGATTACTTTTGTTTAACCCAAAATACTTTATATAATATATAATTTTTAAATTTAATATAATGAAAATAAATTTTAAAATTTATTATTCACCTAAAAATGTTGCTATATGTCGATCAAATCTTTTATTAAATATCACTGTTTGTGCAGTTTTGCCTGTTTGCGCAGTTGTGCCTGTTTGTGCAGTTGTGCCTGTTTGTGCAGTTGTGCCTGTTTGTGCAGTTGTGCCTGTTTGTGCAGTATTTAAATGCGCTAAGCGCGCAGATGCATAGTGATTATCTATTGCACCTTTTAATATAGGAAGTGCTTTTCGAGATTGCCAATTATTTTCTTTTTTTCTAATTTCTTCAAATGCATTATTAATTAACTTTCTAATATTTCTTATTTTTAAACGGGTTGCTAAACTGGTTGAACTGGAAGCTATCTCTGACAATATTATATCATATACATAATTATCATTTTGTTTTAATAATACTAATTCAGGACTGCGGCTTAATAATACTTTTATAACATTAATGTCTTCAATATTATTAAATGATAGTGCCTTAGTAAATATATTATCTGATGCATTACTTGAAAATAATAAATTTGGGTTTAAATCTAATAATTTATCTATAATATTAATATCTTGGAATGCTATTGCAGTAATTAATGGATTATTAGGATCAGATATATCAGATATTGCTACAAAATTTGGATTACTTTCCAATAATAAATTTGTTAGCCCTATATAATCATATAATGGAGGAGGACCATCATCAGCATATAGTGCAGGGTCATCATCAGCATATAGTGCAGTAATGAATGCATTACGCATTGGTAAAGATTCATTTAGCATTTTACGATTGAGAGATATTAAATATTTTATTATATCAATATTACAGTAATGTTTTATTGCATATGTTAATACATTAAATTGTTCACCTTCACGTGTTATTATAGTATCTATTAACTCAGGATTAGCTAATAATAAATCCTTTATTAGTTGTTCATTTCTCGTATTAATTGCATTAATTAATTCCTCATTACCTCCTTTAATTTTTGTTGCCTCAAAGGCATACTTTTTATTACTATTAATAATAATATTAACTATAATTAATATTAAAATGACTATTAATAAAAAAATTAAAATAATTAAATTCATTATATTAAATATTTATATATAATACATATTATATAAAGTATTTTAAAAGCAATCTTTTTTAAAAGGCTCTTTTAAAAGGCTCTTCTAAAAAGTAATCTTTTTTAAAATGTCTGAATCCTACATAGAACATATTCATGGATTTTGTAATACTCTTAAAATTATCTCTACGGATTTAATGAGAAGATTTCCCCAAGATCCTATTGTATATAGAGCACATAAGAGAATTGTTACAATTATAGGAATTGATCCAAAATTAGTAATTGATATTTGTGGACCTTATCTATATCAATATAGAGATAAGATTTATTCTGATGATGTAGATGAATCATCAAGCTTTTTTATTGAAAACGAGTATGATAGAGAAATTAAAGAAAATACTGGAGGGGAGAAATTAGAATTGGCTAAATATATTATTCCAAAAATGAAAGAATGTGCATTATCATTACCTCTTGATGAAAAAAAACAATATAAAGATTTTGCCGCTGCATTATTAGATGATTATATTGAATACTTATCTGCAATTAATAAAGTATAATTATAATAACATATAAATATAATTACATATTATTTATTACATAATAAATGCAATCATTGTTTCCTCCATCCATAGCAGCCTGCATTACTGATTCATCAAATTGGACACCTGCTCTTAAAAATGTTTTAAATGTATATAAATATTGCAAACATTCAATATGCGCATAAAATGCAGATATACTATATGTTTTACAATCATATGGATAAAATCTATCTAATAAAATCTTTATACAATTTAAATATCCCATATGAGCACAATGGTCCATTATATTTTTTTCATAATTAATATCATCTAAATGTCCAATAGACCATATATATTGCAATTCTTTATATTTTTTTAATTTTATATTATTAATTCTTAATCTATTCATATATACAAATTCATATATATGTATAGGAATATACTTTTTATCCAATTTCCAATATTTGATACTTTTTAAATATTTGAAAAAATCACTTATAGAAGAAATATGGTCATCTTCTAAATAATATTTTTTATACATTTTAGAGGCAGTTATTATTTTATTAGCCTCTATAATGCCAAATGTATCTATTAAAGATTTAATTTTTTTGGAATTATACAAAAAATGAGATTCATTCATTTTACTATAATAATATATTTTTTATATATTATATTCAAATATAAGCCTTTTAAAAAAAGGCTTTACCCAAAAGACTTTTTAGAAAAAAGTTGATCAAAAAAAGGCTTAGCTACAATTTGACTAGGCGATGCCTATGCAATGGCATTTAATCATTAAAATTATTATCCCAAAATGCTCTTATCATTAATTCATCTTTTTCATCATCGGCCTCATCATCTCCCATATTAGAATAAGAATTAGTCTTTGGATTTGATCTAGATGATAATAATGATGATGTATATGATGAAATATTTTCATCTAAATTATCATCTAAGCCATCATTTAAAAATTCACCTTCTTTAAAAGGAGAATCTTGTAGATCTTCTTTAGTTATAGATGTATATTTTTTTTTGCTATGGCTACTACCATTATGACTACCATTATGACTACCATTATGACTACCATTATGACTGCTTTTACTACTACCATTATGACTGCCTTTACTACCATTATGACTACTACCATTATCACTATTGTTACTACTATCAATATTACGATGACTACGCTGATTATTTGCGTATCCTTGTTTAGATACTTCTCTAAATTTTAGCATTTCATCTAATCTAGATGTCATGTTTGGATTTTCTCCAATTGGTAAATCTGGATCATATTCTTCTTCAATAGGGGAATTATTTAATAATTTTGATTGCGGTGGGGGCACCCTCTTCTGCGGCATTGATCGTTGCTGTTGTGGCATTGATGGCTGTTGTGATGACTGTTGTGATGGCCTTGGTGATGCTTTTTGCTGCATTGGAATTGTTAATCCTAAATATTTATTATAATATTCAATTATTTGATTTGCTCCAATAATTAGCATATTTTCTGACCCATTATGTATCTTTAGCACAGGAAGTTTTAGAATACCATTTTTTTTTAATAATTTTATTAATTCTTTATTTTTTAAAGTCTGTTTATTAAGTTGAAATACCTCTACATAAATTCCATTTTTTTTTAATTCAGGGATATTAGGTGCAATTATATTTAATAAAGCATTAGTTATAGAAGAAAGTTCATTACTATTATCATCATCTATATAAATATATAAAAAATGATATATTATACCACTATCATTTTTAGATTGTGCGTTACCACCTTTATCGCCTTTATTACCTTTATCGCCTTTACTGCCTTTAATAGAATTTCCCATTTATTAAAATTGAATTTATATATAAAAGTATATATTATATAATACATTTAATTAATTGAAAAATGACTTCTCAAATTGTAATAACCGACTTGGATTTAAAGCCATTAGAAATTGATATGCCAGAATTATTATTTAAATTATATGGAATAAGAAAACTTCCAATATTTCCAACTAAAGTAACTATGAAGATAATGGGAATGCATATTGCAGAAATTAATGCAATTAGGAGGGTATTAACTGATGAATGTCTTCATTATTATATGACGACAAATGATGCTATTTTAGAAACAGATGATCCGTATATAAATATGCCAAAATTAGAAAACTATATATCTCAAATTCCTCTTTGCTATTCTATACCAAAAGATATTATAAAAAAATTAAAATTGGGAATTAATATTAAAAATAATACAACTAATAATATTGCGGTATTAGCTGGTGATTTAACAATAGAGTCAAAAGATATTGAATTAAAAAATCCTATATTTGATCCAACATTTGAAGTATTTTCAATTGGAGCTGGAAAGCAAGTAACTATCCATAATATACAAATTATAACTAACTATGGAAAATACTATGCAGGCGCAAATTTAACCTGTAATGCTGTTTATAAATTTTTAGATATTGAGGAATATTCATTAGAGGATATGAATAGAAAAGAAAATCGAATTAAATCTTTTGTTGGACATAGTGGGTATAAAGTTTCTTCATTACTTGCAAGTCCCATACACCATGAATTGTCATTTGTAGTACCTGCAACTAGTAAAAAATATAAATCTGAAATTAATCAAATTTTAACCGATGTATGTGATAATATAATATATAGATTGAGAAATATTTTAATCTATATAGAAAATAGTTCTAAAAATATTTCTTATCAATCAGATAGTATACAATCTTCTATTTTAGAAAATGTAGATAATAGTGATATAAATAGATTTATTATTATTATCCCAAATGAAACACACACTATTGGAAACTTATTAAAAAGAATTATATTACATGAAATTTTTCCATCTTGTTCATTAGTAATATATGATATTACATTTGAAAAAAATTTAGAAATTACTATTAACTATATTGAAGGGGATGATATACATAAACATCTAATCAATTCTATTAAATTTGCCATTAATGAATTTAATGAACTAAAAAAAGAAATTAATAAAGCATTTACTGCAATTATTTAGATCTTTATCAAATCGCTAGTCATGTTCATATTCATCACCATTATTTGCATATATCTTACAATGTGGTATATATTCACCATTTTTTAATTTTTCATTAAATTCATCTAATTTCATTTTTTTATCTGGAATATTATGGGGATTAATTATCATAATTTTTTCAATTGTATGCCCTTTTATAAAGTTTTGCATTAGTGTGGCTTGAGACATATTTACAGTATCATCTTCACCATCATCTTCATATATATTTTCTTTTTTTATTACCATTTTACCATTTTCTTCTTGTTTTTGTCCCTCTACCCTTTGTTTTAATATTTTTTCTATTTGTTTTTGTGTAGCGGTTTTTGATACTGGTGATGGTGTTACTTGTAGTTGCGTTACTTGTGGTTGCGTTACTTGTGGTGATACTGGTGATGATGGTGGTGTTACTGGTGATGGTGATGGTGTTACTTGTGGTGGTGTTACTTGTGATGATGGTGGTGTTACTGGGGTTACTTGTGGTGGTGTTACTTGTGGTGGCGGCGTTACTTCTGGTGATACTGCTGGTGATGGTGTTACTTGTGGTGATACTGGTGATGGTGATGGCGTTACTTGTGGTGATGGTGGCGTTACTGGTGGCGTTACTGGTGGGGTTACTTGTGGTAAATTTTCATTAATTTTTGCCTTTTGTAATAGATCTATAAAAAAATCTAGAATTTTATTTAATATATCACATAATTCAGCTGTATCTTTTATACCATCATTTTTTAATATAAGAAGATTTTTTATATTAATTGTTAGTTCATTTGTAATATTCTCTAATTGTTGTATAGAATATGATTTTGCGCGATCATAATAATTTTTATTTTGTGTATTAATGTTATCTAATATTTTATTAGATTCTTTTATTAAAAAATTTATTATAAATTCAATATTGTAATTTCTTAATGCATCAGAAATATCTGTGCGCGCTTTTTGCCTTGTATTTAGAATATTATTTAATATAACAATATGATCATATGTAAATTTTATACTATCTACGTTATTACTAAATACATTTTTATCTAAATTGAATGGAAAATTATGCACTGATACTAATAATATACAATTATTAAATACATTATTACCAATAATTAAGTCATTTTGCATATTATCAAAAATAATTGATTCTAGTGCCGTACAATTTGTAAATGCATTATTTTCAATTTTTTTAATAAAATTTGGTATTTTTATTGCTTTTAATGAAGTACAATTTTGAAATGCAGACCTTGGTATATTTAAGTAATAATTTGAATTATTTTGCGCCCTTTCTTCAAAGATAATTGATGATAATGCAGTGCAATTTGCAAATGATAAACTACCAATAGATTCAATAAAATTTGGTATTATTAATTCTGTTAATGAAATACAATTTTCAAATGCATATTGCATAATAATTAATTTATCATTAGTATTTTTCCTTTTATTAAAAATAATTGATGATAATGCTGTACAATTTTGAAATGAATTTTTGCCAATAGATTCAATAAAATTTGGTATTATTAATTTTTTTAATGCAGTGCAATTTGCAAATACATACCCTCTAATAATTAATTTATTATTAGAATTTTCTCTTTTATTAAACCTAATTACAGTTAATGCAATACATCCATTAAATGCATTATCACCAAGCTCTTCAATAAAAATTGGTATATCTAATTCAGTTAATTTAGTAGCATTCATAAATGCACTATCCCAAATTTTTAATTTTTTACCATCACGCCTTTCTACATACTTTATTTCTATTACATCTGTATTTTTTTCATCATTATAATACGATTCTGGAAATATTGCAATATTGGCAGGTATAGTTACTATTCTGGCACCACCTATCTTTTTAGTATATTTATATGCAGGAGATCTTATACCAAAACTATTTATTATAATAAAACTAATTACTAAAATTAATATTATTAATAATATAAATAATAAAATATTAGGCATTTTTAAAAAAAAATATTTATATATATATAAGTTTAAAAACATTTAAATTTAAAAATGGATGAATGGACCTATTATATGAATGTATATCAAGGACATCCACGCCATAAAAAAAATAATTCAGCAGGTATTGCAATTCTTATAATATTAATTATTTTTATTATAATTATATTTGTATTTTTTCTAATAAGGAGAAGTAATATAAATATGAATGTTATTGACTCGCCTACATGTGATGACTGCATTGATATTGATTTATTGCATAATAATGCCGCATATAATGCCGCAAATAATGCCGCAAATAATGCAGCAAATAATGCTGCATATAATGCAACATTACAAAAACAGCAATATAATAATTATAATATTATGAAAAATAATAATCAAGATAAAATATATTATTCTGATCAATTAGATCCTCTAGTTGTTGGGCAATTATATGAAAATACTTCAGATAGGCGCCCTATTTATACACAAAGGACAGCATATGGCCAGCCTGTATGGGAAACTGAAGATATTAGTAAATATGGAAAAGTTGGATATTATGCACCTAGGGGGTTACAAGAGTCTAATTCTTCTTATTATTATAAAGATGTTGGTGCATCTCCATATATTTGGAGAGATGGAAAATCCACTAATCAAAAATATGAAGATTTAATGTCATCATTAGAATCATATGATGCTAATTTATATAATAATTTATCTAAAGAGGAATATGATATTGGACAAAAAAAAGAAAATATAAATAATATATTAAATAATATAAAATCTGCTGATGATGGAATTCCTCAAAATTGGAATTTACCATCAACACCTATTCTTAATTATAATATAAATAATAATTTAAATACTGATGATTATTATGGGACTGAGGGCGCAACGCCATATACAGGAAGCGGTATTAGAACTATGTTTACACCTGACCATACTCCCCTAATGGGTTAAATACTTTTGATATTGTTAAAACTTTGATATTGTCAAAACTTTGATGTTGTCAAAACTTTGATGTTGTCAAAACTTTGTTAAATCAACTTTCTTCCTTCATTTGTAATTCTCACATCATTAATTATAGTTATTGGCAGTAGCTCTTTCCCATAAGTTCTAGGATTTTTTGGAAATAATTTAGTTCCCCAATGATTAGTAGTTCTTAAATTTTCAAATGCTTTTATTCTCTTGTTTTTATCAGCTTTACTAAATAGGCATTTTGGTATATAACATAAATAAATAACGGCCCTAAAAGTTGGCAATATCCTTCCTCGCATTGCCTCTACGCCGCAATGAATTGTCCTACTATCCCAAAATACAAGACTACCTTTTGGGCATATAATTTTTTTGTATGAACAGCCTTTATCTATATAAAATTGTTCTTCTTCTCTATTTAATTTATACCAATTATCTTTTTTTACTTTAGATTTTAACCATTCTCTAAACTCTTTATGATATTTGTTACTGCCTTCCATAACTGCTAATGTGGCATCGCCTTCATTTACATCCAATCCTGTTACCCAAGATTGAACACATTCAAAATCATTACTTAAATAACTTTGATCAGTATGATACCATGTATTATTCAAATTCCAGCCCCTTTTTGTTACCTCTGGGGGTACATTAAATCCAAGTCCATCAAATGAAACTGATAGCTCATCTTCAGATACACCCCAAAAATGTGAAAATATTTCAATAATTGCAGGATCTTGGCGAATATCCCAAGATATTTGAGCATGTCCACAATTAAAATACTGAAATAGCATAGAATGTAATGGATATAGTTTATATATTTCTTTCCATGATATCTCATTGTGTCTATCTATTGGAATTTCCCAAGCTTGAGTAATGTGCTCAAAGTAATCCCATAATCCACTTACTATAGACTCGCATTTATCTTCAGAGAGTACACTAGGAATAATGGCAAACCCATATTGGTCAATTGTATCCCTTAATTTTTCTTTTGTGGTAATTGCTTCAAGTATATTGTACATTTTATTTTACTATTAATTATATAGATATATTCAAATATAAAAGTTATTGCATAGAATTTTTTAACTCAAAAGTCATTGCATAGAATTTTTTAACTCAAAAGTCATTGCATAGACATTGCTCTTTACTAAAAATTAAATATGCTTTTAAATATATATTTTTTTAATATATAAATATTAAAATTTTTATAATAAAAAATGGAAGAATCTAATATGATGTATGCCGAACTCGATATGAAATCAAAAGCAACAACAAAATTGCCAAAATGTACTTCAGATAATAAAGAGGTGCAAATAGAAGAAATTGCAAAAACCGCCAAAGCAATATGGAAAAAAATTATAGAATATTATTTAAAAAATAATAACTCAGAGGAATTACTTAATAATCTACAGAGTGAATATAATGAATTCTTTTTATCATTTCCTCTTGTATTGCGATGGATGGTTGAAATGAAACAATTTAAAATTAAAGTATTTAAAGCATATTTAGATAAATTTATTAATGCTGAAATTAATTCAAAAACCGAGTTTTTAAAACTACAAGGAGATTATCTCGTAATGCTATTTGCTGATCTAAATCCATCCATATCAAAAGAAAAACTTGCACAATATGAAGAAGAAATTACTAATTATTTATTAGTAGAAGATGAAACTTTTAAAAATATGGAAGAAGAGGCAAAGGAAGAAATACAGCAAGAAACTGAAAAAATGTCTAAAGAAAAAAAAGAAGCATTATATAACTTAATTCTTAAGAAAAAAGCAATGCAGCAACAAAATAATAAGTAATTAATGGAGTTATTTTATATATTGTAAAATATTATTTTTTTTACCTTTAGTACTTTTAACATTTTTAGTACTTTTAGTTTTTTTAACATTTTTATTTTTTTTATCACCTCCATAAAAAGCATCATCACTATCCATAAGATCATCATATCCGCCAAAAATATCATCTTCATCGCCGTTATCCCCATCTTCATCTTCTTTGTCGTTATCCCCATCTTCATCGCCGTCGTCATCTCCATCATCATCGTCATTGTCTCCACCACCATCACCGTCGCCATCTGTATTTTTAGCATTTTTAATATCTTTGTCGCCATCCCCATCTTCATCGCCGTCGTCATCTCCATCATCATCATCATCGTCATCTTCATCTTCATTGTCATCCTCGTCATCTCCATCATCATCATCATCGTCATCTCCATCATCATCATCGTCATCTCCATCATCATCGTCATCGTCATCATTGTCATCATCTTCATCGTTGTCACTATCGTCATTATCGTCATCATCATCGTCATCATCGTCATCATCATCGTCATCGTCATCGTCATCATTGTCATCATCTTCATCGTTGTCACTATCGTCATTATCGTCATCATCATCGTCATCATCGTCATCATCATCATCGTTGTCATTATCATCATCATCGTCATCTTCATCGTCATCTTCATCGTCATCATCGTCATCATCATTGTCATCATCGTCATCTTCATCGTCATCATCGTCATCATCTTCATTGTCATCATCGTCATCATCTTCATCATTATTATTGTCATTATCTTCATCGTCATTATTATTGTCATTAATTGTTGCAATGATAACGATATTATCATCATCTTCTTCTTTTGTTGTTTCTTCTTTTGTTGTTTCTTCTTTTGTTGTTTCTTCTTTTGTTGTTTCTTCTTTTGTTGTTTCTTCTTTTTTTGCTTCTTCTTTTGTTGTTTCTTCTTTTGTTGTTTCTTCTTTTGTTGCTTCTTCTTTTTTTGCTTCTTCTTTTGTTGCTTCTTCTTTTTCTTTATTGCTTTCTGTATTTTCATCACCGCCTTTCTTTTTATTTTTCTTTTTCTTTATTGATTTAATAATATTATATTGTTTAACCTTTTTAGGTTTAGCCTTTTTTTTAGGTTTAGCCTTTTTTTTAGTTTGTAAGGTTAAAGATTTATTACTAGTTTTACCCTCATCATTATTACCCTCATCCTCATCACCATTATCACCATCACCATCTTCATCATCGCTATTATTATATATTAAAATCTCTATAGCTGATGTATTTTTTAGATGAGGATTTGTATTTAAAAATGCTCTTAAAGTATCTATAAAATCCGGCTCCATTTTTTATAAAGTTTTTTGGTAAAGCTTATATTATAACAATATTTTAATTATAAAAAAAATAGTAGTGTATAATATTAGTAATAATATTAGTATATAATATGGTATAGATAGGTGTTAGCCCTTAACAGGCTTAGATAGCGTAGTAAGTCGCATTTTAATAATATTGTAAATATGCGTAATAATTTCAGCATTTATTTCTTCAATTGCATCTAAATTAATATTTACACCCTTTGTACCCATTCCAGAAGAAATGACGTCTTTTCCAATTTCCATCATAACTATGGATAAGATAGAGATCTTAATCTCTTTATTGAGGATATGGGCATTTTCAATGATAAATTTTTTTTGTCTATGTAGGGTTGGTAAAATTGAATTCATTATATTTATATATTATATATACAACTTTTTATTATATATATTATATACAGTATGACAGAATTGAAAAATTTTATAGTTAGTATTTTAATAGTGGATCCTATGAGTCCAAATTTATCAACTAATAAAGAAAATTATATATTAAGTATATTAAATGAAAAATATGTGGGAAAGTGCTACAATGGTGCATTTATTGTTAAAATTGATAATATTATTAATATTTCTGCCTGTTCAATAATAACTACAAATTTGGACTGCAGTGGAAATATTAATGTGCAATTTATCGCAAGGGTGCGAATATTTTATCCGGGTGAATTTATCTCAGGTGTGCATATAAAAAAAACTCAATTATCGATTCTTGGAGATTATACAGAAGACACAGATGATGGAATTATAAAAACATATATTATGATTCCTATGGGGGTAAAATTTGAGCCATCACCATTAAAGCATTCAATTCTTTCAATTAAAGAAAATCAAAGAATTCCAATGAGAATTATTGATGTATATCATAAATGCGCAAATTCAAATCCAGCAATTGGGGCAACTTTATTAGTATGTGATCAAAAATATTACAAATATGTTATAACTGCACCATTATCTAATAATATTAGCACATTATTACTCCCTTTAATGGAAAAAATAGAAACTGAAATGCAATTAAGAAATTCTATATCCGATCCAGATATACAACAAAATATACTATTCTTTGAATCACTTTTATATTCATATCAAATAGATGCAAAAAGTGCAAAAAAAGCAAATATTTCATCTGAAAAATTTCCACAATGGAGTGGATTAGAGCAAATAAGTAGTGGTGATAGTAGTGGTAGTAGTAGTGGTGATAGTAGTAGCTCCTCATCTACAAGTGCAAGCACACCACAACTAAACATATTAGATTTTGCATATTCTATTATTGAAGGGAATAATAACGTAGTAGGCACATGGAGTAGGCCATTATTTATAGCAAAATCTTCACCTATGGCCATATATGAAGCAAGTGTAATAGATATTAATGATGAAATTACATTAGAAGAAGGTAATCCAGATACTGTATTTATTAGATATTTAAAAGATATTTTAGATTATCTAACTATAATTAGAAAAATGTCTGAATATTATACAGATAAGGCTATGATTATGGCACATAAAAATATATGGGATGCTATGAGAGAAGTACAAAAAATAGGAATTTAATTTATGTAGTGATTGGCTATCAGTTATTAACTATCTGCTTCTGCTACTAAATGCGCTAATATATTCATCTTCCAATACTGCTTATTTTTTTTACCCATTAAGTAGAAAAAGAATCCACTTTTAGAAGATGATTTGTCGTTTATTGCAGTGGTAGCAGTAGAGGCAGTAGCAGTGGTGGCAGTAGTGGCAGTGGTGGCAGTAGCGGTGGCAGTGGCGGTAGCGGCCGCTATATACACTAATAATGACATTCTTGCAACTTTGCAACAAATTATTTCCACAAGATCTTTATGCTCTTGCGGGCCATATTGAGCAGCAATACATTCAAATGCTGATTTGTGGTGAGTATTACTATATATGAGTGCATTATATAATGCACTCAAGTCGCTAAATGTTGCTAATATTTGAGTTAGGTATAAGTGCTGGGATGGAATCTGTAGATGATGTAATTGATTATATAGACATTGAATTGCATTCATATCATAGGTAATATTATTAATACTTTGTGGTGTACATAATAATAAATGCACCTTGGTAGATACTACTATCCTATTATGATATAATGCGAATAATGGACACATATTATTATTATTTACAGAATTGACATCCGCGCCATTTTGAATAAATAATTTAATTAGTTGATTTCTATTATCGAATATGGTATCTGGTGGTATAGCTGTTCCGGAATTTTGCTGCTGCAGTACAACCATTAATGCACTATCTCCACTATTATCTGTTATGGCAACATTTGCCCCATGCTCCAATAGGAATTGAATGATATCAATTTTTTTATTATAAAAAGATACGGTTTGGCACAAATACATCAATAATGTTTTACCATTTGAATCTGTAGCATTAATGTCTAAGCCACATTGCAATAATATATGCCAAAGTTCGATCAATAGTTCATAATTGTCTACACTATGTAGCCTATAGGCCATATCCATTAATATTGTCCTATTGTTAATAAGACCGCAACCACGCACCTGAGCACTTGCTCCATGTTGTAATAACAATTTGCAAATTTTAATTTTTTGGGCATTTATATTAGTGCCATCTATTAAACTACAGGCATAGCACAATATGTCTATATCTCTAGTAGGTATAGATATATCAACTTTATGGCAGACTAGTAAATTTAAAATTAATGCCTCATTTGAGGCAAGAACTGCAATCATCAAAGCTTTAAATTTCCAATCTTCAGCGTAAAAAACATGCATAAAATGATCTGGAAGGTTAAGAGATATTAATATCTCTTTGCATATCTGAACAATTTCATCCTTAGGCATTGGCAAATTACCATTTGCAATGGTAAGTATATCCATCATTACCGTTACAATTGTAGCAATAATTGCAGTCATAATTGCCGCCATAATTACAGTGGTAGTTATATCTATATTCATTATTTCTTTTATTATAGAGTTATTAAACTATCAAATATATTAATAATATTGTACTCCATATTCGCCCATATAAAAAGAATTATATGCATTATTGGCTTCTATAAAATAATTACAAACTCCTGAATTTGGAGAATTTGCCATACAAGCATTATAATCACTATTTAATATACTTGAAACTGTTTGAGGCGGTCCGCTATAACTATTTAAAATATTTAATAATTTTTGAAGCATATTATATACATTTTGTGAAATGCAGCCATTATTATATCCACAATTTATACCATAAATTATTGCATTTTTTTGATTAGTAGGTACATTTGCCCAAAGTGCACCTACATTATTAAATAGAAATTGATAATTACTTCTATATATTGAATATAATGCATTCTGTAATGCAAATACTGCATCTGATGGCAATCTATTTAATATTGCCATAAGTGTGTTATATATTTGATTTGAGTATTGGCCAAAACAGCCATTTTTATACGCACAATTAATGGCATTTACAAGTTGTGAATATTGCGGAGCTCTAGTTATTGTCGATGATGGCGCAGTTGTAGTAGTTATTGTTGATGATGGCGCAGTTTTAGTAGTCATTGGTGGAGTTGTTGTTGAATATATTGGTGCAGTTGTAGTTGCTTGCGGTTGCATATTTTTTTGATATACTCCCATAAGTGCCAAATTTCTTTTAATATTAGGATTATTTCTTCCAAATTGGTGACTTCCTAACATAATTTATAGCTAGTTTTAAAAAATAAAATTATTATGTTTAAAAAAATTAAATTGGTTATATTAATTATATAAAAAAAATAATTTATAATAATAATTAATATCCTCCACCATTTTCCATATTAAATGTAGAAACTTGAGCTTGGGCCTGGGCTTGAAAGTTCATACAAACTGATGGATTTCGAGCATTTGCTAAACATGTTTGATAGTCGCTATTTAGATCACTAGTTATCAATGAAGATGTTGATTGACTAGGCCCATTATAATTATTTAAAGCATATAATAAATTTTGTAACTTTGTATATATATTTTGAGGAATACACCCCCTGTTATAAGCATTATTTACTGCTGCAATTATTTCATTTTGCATACTAGATGAGAGACTAGCCCAAATTGCCCCTGTTGGAGTTGTTCTTGGCAGTATTCCGGGTAAGGACATATTAGGATTATTATATGCATTCTGCAAATAAGATAGTGGATCTGGCGGCATATATTGTGAAATTTTCATTAAAATATTATATACTTGTTGAGAATATTTTCCAAAACAGCCATTTGCATAAGCAGTTTGAATTGCTGCTTGTATTTGATATACTTGTGGCGGTATATATACTTGTGTTGGTGGATATACTTGTATTGGCGGTGGTGGATATACTTGTGTTGGATATGCTACAGCCTGTGGCGCTTGCATATTTTTTTGATATGTTTTCATAAGTGCTAAATTTCTTTTACTATTTGGATTATTTTTACCAAATTGGTGGCTACCAAATTGGTGGCTGCCAAATTGATGGTTACTATATGGGCCAGATCTATTACTAAAATTATTAGTGCCATATGCCCCAGTTGGGCCATCACCATTACTAAAATGACTAGATCTATTACTAAAATTATCAGAGACACCAATTGGACCATATCCACGATTAATAAATCTATCAGCAGTATCATAGAGCATTTTGGCTTCATTTATAGATTGTCCAGATGGTACAGGTACAGATCTACTAATACCCCCCCCTGTGCTATCAGAATAGGTCATATAGGTATCATATGCCACATAGTTACCACCATTGCCTGTCCATTGTGATGGCTCTAAATATTGAGACATATTATAAGAAAAATAAATATTAAATTAGTTATATTATAAAAAAAATAAATAATTAAATTTAATTATTTAAAAAGTAACTGAAATCTCATAAACTAGTAAAAAGTGTTTTTTGGTCAGCTAGGCGAGCGTAGCGACCCATTTTGTAGGCTGGTAAAAAGTGTAGCGGGGTTAAAGGGGTAAGACCCCTATTTTTGGTCAGCTTTTTGTAAACTGGTAAAAAGTGTCCTATTTCTTCAAATAGTTTTTAACAATTGCAAATGATGGTTTAATTATATTATATAAATGTCCACTCCCATTATCAAATAATTTAATATATTGGAGATTAAACCATCCAATTTCGCTAACCTCCCTAATATCATTAGATTCAATTGTATTAGATTGATATATTTTACCATTTAATTGATTTCGACTTTTAATTATTTTTGCATTAGTAAATGCAACAAAATATATAAATATATATTTAACATTATTTGATATATAAGATACTTTTTTTTTAACATTAGGTATAATTTCATAATGGCTTTTTGTAATCCCAGTCTCTTCTTCAATTTCTCTCATAGCACATTCTAAATCAGATTCTTTAATATCATTACTTTTTCTCCCTTTTGGGACTTCCCAAAGAAGTGATCCCCTGCTTCTTATAGATTTAATTATAGAAGTTAATTTTGCGCCATTGTCAAAATGTAAAAATTCCAATTTAAATTTATTATATTTTTTTATATATACTGGATCAGTCTTATCTACTGATAAATTAATACGATACCACATTTGCTCAAAATTTAATGATAATATATCCAATAATTCATCTGTTGTCATCTGTTCTAATAATGCCTCCACTGACATAATTGTATATTTTTTTTTTAAAAAAAAGCTATTATTATTATGGTGCAGATAGATATAATTCCCATTGACAAAATCACTAAATACATATGTATACCTCTTATGTACAAGCAAAACTTCAGGTGGAAACTTTATACTACCCGGCTTAATTAATATTATTCCAATCGATGTTTTTGTTAACATACTGTATTTAAATAATATGCTATTCTTTAAATGTCTTATTAAAAGAAGTTATCACCAATACTATTAAAACCATAATTCATCATCATCATCAGCAAATGAATTTTTATCATCTTTTAAAAAATTTAATAATTTAATAGGATTGTTGCAACATTGCAATAATACGGGCATATTGATAATTCCTAGGTCTGATTTACATACATCAAAAACCTATGCAATGGCATAATTGAATATATATATTTTATATATATAATGTCTTTCTTTGGTGATATATCTAATGAGGAATTTAAAAGACAAGCATTGGTTATAAAAAATAGCCAATCTAGTGCTTGGGATGCGCTAAACTTAAATGAGTATTGCCGCAATATGTCGTATGGTGGTAATAAAAAAGATATTAAATATATTGAAGAAAAAATATCTAAATATCTGGCAAGTCCATTATTAGATAATTTTACAAATATAGATAATATAGATTTGCAAGGAAGTACTATAGCAACAAATATACTATTAATGCCGAATGCTGATATAAATTATATTATAGCATCTATGTTTAAAGATAAAATTAATTGTATTGCGGATATAGCATATATTGAAGAAAGTATAGCTAAACAAGAACAGCTGATTGCTTCTTTTGAAAATAAAGTGGCAAGATTATTGCAATTAACTGAAGAATTGGATATTATATTAAGCGTGCAATGCCCTAAATATAAAAGCCAATCATCAATAATTATACAATTTATAGATAAAGAGTTTCATGAATTTTTATACTTAGATGAAGATGTAAAATCATATTTACACAATATAAAATCTAAAATTAAGTCGGGAATTATATATGGTAATACAAATAGATCTAATACAGTTGAAAGAAGATATATTTTTAATAAATCATTCTTGCCAATAGATAAAATAATAGATAAATATTATAAAAATATACATCTTCAGTTAGTTAATCATATATGTAACAAAATAACCAAAATTAATATTATTCTTAATCTGAGAGGAATACAAATTGAAGATGCAGAGATTATATATCTTCGAGATATTATATATCTTCAAGATACTGATTCTGCCGATAACTATATAACCTATTTACATAGAATGGATGCATTTATTACACAATGGCATAAAAAAGATTTAGACTGCCCATTATATAAATTTTATAAAAACAAATCTATAATACTATCTTATATAGATTTATCTGAATATAAAGACTTTTTACTTAAACATATAATTAAAATAGATATTTATAGCTATTGGGATACATATTTTAGAGATATTGAATTCTATCAAATGGCAATAATTCTCATCGCTAATAAAATCCATTATGATATTTTGTGCAAAAAATATGAAATTGCCCCATATGAAGATGGCGGAATATCATTTTTATTAGAAAGTTTTAGTGATGAGAGCTTTAATATATTTTCTAAAGAGGTGGAATCTGACTTTGCATTATTACGCCTATAAAACACTTTTTACTGGCCTACAAAAAAGCCTTTTAGAAAAAGGCTTCACCCAAAAAACGCTTCGTCTTTTTGGCCTACAAAAAGCTGACCAAAAAATACCTTTGGATAAAATAAGTCGGCATTTTAAATGCGCAAAGGTGTTTTGGGTAAAGCCTTTTTTAAAAGGCTTAGTAGTACCTAGGATATCTTTTACTATTTTTTTCTCTTAATTCTGACATATCCCAACCACGTACATGATTACCAGTTTCAATCATTCCAAATCCAAGAGTTTCGCCTATATCAGTATCAACACCTTCACGAGATAAATGCTGCCAAAATGGTATTTCTTTATAGCGCATAAATGCCTCATTTTCACTTCCTATTATGTTTGATTTATTTGCATTTTTGCTCTTTATTGCAGTTTCAGAAGAAACATAATTTTCTCCCATTACTTCCATTATAGCATCTTCAGCAGTTCTAAATTGGGCATTTGGATTTACTGGAGCAGTTAATGCCATAGCTAATGTTACATCAAAATCGATACTATCATCTTCATTTCCTATTGTCGAATTATTTCCTCCCATATCGTATTTGTCTCTATTAGTTCCATTTTTATTTCCCCACTTATGCTGATTTTCTAAAAGTTCATATTTTGGACCCATATCATTTAAATATTCATAACCTTCAGGCTGTAAACTATCTGAAATAAACATTTTCATTGCATAATCATCGTTATCTTCCACAGCACCATCTATTGGTACATGCTCTAATAATTTATTATAAGATGGCAATGGGGGCTTTAATTGTTGTGGCTTTGGTGAATATACATTATTAATATAATTATTCATTTTATTTTGATAAAAAATAATATTTAATCTTTTGACCTCATCCCATACATTTAATCCATATTGTAAACTTGTTCTTACTGCCAATTCATCCGAATTTAATATACTATATATCCCATCTCTACTTGATGAAAAGGCTATCATATCAGGAATAAACGCATTCAATATCCCTCTTGCAGTATTTGGAGAAAAATTCATTTTTATTAAATTATAATAGAGTAAATTATATAAATATTCAGAATTTTCCTCTGATAAAAAAGTTTGAATTATTCTATCTTGAAAACTTTTAGGTTGTCTAATTTTTTCCATTTTAGTTTATATAGTATATAGTATATAATATAAATTATTTAATTTTTAGAAATAACAATTAATATTTTTGCTCTTTCATCATCAATTCTGTCACATAATGAATGTAAATTTATTTTTACATTTTTATTTGATTTAAGTAATTTTTTAAAAAAATAATCAAAATTAAAATTATGTGGTACATGTAAAAATATATATTTAGCGCGATGTAATAATTTATTAATAATGCATGCAATATTAATATTATTAAGACATAATGATAATTCTGTTGATTCTTTATACCCATGCCCTCCCCATGGAGGATCTAAAAATATAACATCTTGTTTTAATTTTAACATATAGTCAAGATAATCGCCACAGATAATATTAACTTTATCAAGTAGACCATATACTTTTAAATTATTAATAAGTACTTTACAATGTAATGGTATTATTTCGCATACATTTATTTTATCAAACATATGCGCAAACATTAATGCCATACCCCCAACATTTCCCAATGCATCTGTAATCGTTATTTTATTTGTTCCCAAGTATTTTAATATATATTTACATATAGTTGCTGCTATCTCTGGAGTTGCTATACTATAAACTCCTACATTTGTCATTTTTAGTAATGAGTGATTAACTTTTTTAAATTTTGGAAATTTTTTATCAAATAACGCTCTCGTTACAGGAACTTCATTAATATTAAAAGTGGGATTATATTTAATTATTTTTTTATTACTAGAGCAAAAACAATCCTGATCTAATTTTTTCTTATCAATTATTTGTAATGTTATATTATATTTTAATGACATGTTATCCATATATTTTATATAAAATATATAAAATATATAAAATATATTACCATCTTATATCACTACCATCAACAAGGCAGTCATTACAATATATACCGCCCTCAGTAACAACATTAGTACAATTTGTACAACCATGGATATGTTCGGTATGGACTCCACAAAATCTTAAGCTATTAGCAATAATCTCTTTACAGCGAAGTCTCTCACATTTCTTTTTACCAAAATGGTAAGTGCAATACCATTCCTTTTTGGGTGTATGTGTCCGACAGCCAAAAAACCAGCATTGTTTTTGCTGCGTTAATTGCGTTGTTAATTGCTTTATATCCTCTACAAATTTACCCTTTACAGATGTATTGTCTTCTATAGTCGCCATTCTTTCTATATTGTAATTTTGCTTAGTTTAAAACAATTATCAAATATGCTAATATCTATATTTATTATAGCTATCAAATAATAAAATTTTTTAAATATAATGTTGAAAATAATAAAAAAAAATACAAATGGTAAGAAAAGTGGTAAATTGGAAAATAAGAAAAGTGGTAAATCCGCAAGTAGTAAGGAAAGCATCACTACTAAAAAATTAGCTACTAGTTTATCAACATATATAGTATCTAAAAATGACACTAGAGAAAAGTTAATCCAAAGAGATAAGTATTTTAAATTTATTGATATAACACATAAACATGAGATAGAGGATAGGAATTGTTTAGTTGAAATGTTAAAAAACTATTATATCCATTTTAATTATAACTATCCAAATATTAAGAGTAATAGTCAATTTCAATATTATATCCTTGAGTGCTTTAAAAATAATTATATAGATCACTTAAATAGACTTATTGTATTATTATCATCATATTTAATTTTAGACGATATTTATTTTTTAATAAATATGCTAAAAATTTTAAATATACACACAGATGACCAAGTATATTCTTATATTAAGTCTAAAAAATATAAAATAAAAAAAAATAAAAATATATATACAACATGTAGTAGATTAGATGTAGGATTTGAAAGAATATATGAAAATTGCAAAAAATATATAATCCCATCTAGTAATTATAATTATTTAGATTTTGGATGTGGAAATGGGAATAAAACTTTAAAATTTCAAAAATTATTTAAAATACCATTAGCAAATACATATGGGACAGATATAAAAAATTGGGGACCATATGATAAAGAAAGAAAATTTAATTTTCATTTTAAATTTCTTGGAGAAAACAATAAAATAGAATTTAAAGATAATACATTTGATCTTATTACCTGCTTTTTGGCATTACACCATATACCAAATTTGACAGATACAATTAATGAAATAAAAAGAGTACTAAAACCAAATGGATTATTATTTATATTAGATCATAATGTATTTATACCTTTAGATTCTATCATTTTAGACATACAGCATAATTTATATGCATATATTAATAATGAACCAAATAAAGATACATTTAATAGATTTTTTAATTATTTAGAATGGGATTATATTTTGCACAATTTAGGATTTCACTATAAAGTTGGAAAGGACTATTTTGAGACTGTAAATTTAACAATAAGATTTGATTATCAATTTTATGGGCTTTACCAAAAACACTTTTTACCGGTCTACGAGACTTCATCTCTTCGACCTTCAAAAAGCTGACCAAAAACACTTTTTACCGGTCTACGAGACTTCATCTCTTCGACCTTCAAAAAGCTGACCAAAAACACTTTTTACCGGTCTACGAGACTTCATCTCTTCGACCTTCAAAAAGCTGACCAAAAACAC